TTTACGTGTTTTAGCTTCAACAACTTGTTTCAAGATTTGAACGTTGATTCTGTTACCTGGTGTGCCTTCTAAAGTGCTTGTTGAAGCAGCTTTACCAGCTGTTGTACCAGAGTAAGCAGTTGCAATTTTGAATGGACTTAGAGCTTCATCACCACCTACTGTGCTGTCGCCTGAAGTTGCTGTAACAGCATCTGCATAACGTACACGTAGTGTGTGGATTTGTGCTACTGGGCCAGTCATTGGTTGAACGCCGACGATTTCGTTAGCGATAACTGTTGGCATTACTCGACGAATTACTGGAAGAATAACGCGGTTTAATGTAGCTACGTTACCTACTGCTGTAGCGCCACTAGTTGCTGTTTCCATCAAGTGCTTCTTCGTATTTTCTAAAATTACAGCCATTGTAGTTCTTTTCGAACCTTGTAGACCTTCTAACAGGGCGTCTTTGGTCTCTGTCCAACGGCCTTCTAATAGTTGGGTTGTCATTTCTTATTTTCCTTTAAAAAAAATTACTACTATTTTAGCCCTGCTAAACGTCGAATTTCTACAACATTGTTGAGGGATTCTTCGTTTGTTTTAGCAGATTTATCACCTGTCACTTCTACACGACTCTCAGCTAGTACAGCTTTTTCAGCTTTGACAGCTGGAGTGTTGTTTAGAACTGCTGGTAGATACTTGTCATATGCAGTTTGTAGTCTTTCAGTCTGCACACTCTCGAGTAGGCTGCTCATTACTTCAGCTTTCTCTTTGTTTAATGTCTTAAGTAATCCATCAAGTTTTTCCTTACGGTTAATACTTTCTGTGATTACGCGAACTTCACGGTTCTTAGATTCAACTAATGCTTCTTTTTCTGTAATTGCTTTTTGACTTTCAGCGATAATAGCATCTTTCTCTGCTAATACTGCTTGAAGTTTTGCGAATTCTTTGTTCTCACTAAGATGAGTTCCAGCGAATTCTGTAGCAAATGCTTCAAATAAGCGACGACCGAACATGTTCTCACGAGCAGTTTGGATGTCTTCTTTAAGTTGAGCTAATTCTGAGCCTAGATTGGTTGCCACTGCTTCCTTAACAAGTTTAGCACTGCGTTTAACAAAAGCACCTTGTAGTTCAGCTAATTTTTGTTTAGCTTCTGCAACAAGTTTAACTTTAGTTTCGACAACAGCTTGCTTGTCTTGGTCAAACTCTTTGATCTCTTCAGCTAGTGCATGGATAACAAATTTTTCTAGTTTAGCGATAGCTTCACTTTGAACTTTCTTATCTGTGCGTAGTTCTTTGATCTCTTCAGCTAATTTAGTAACCATAAAGTCATTAAATTTGCCTGCGCTTTCAACCATGTGACGTTTAAATTTCACGCGGTCTTCTGTAAGAGCTTGTTTCTCTTCTGCGAACTCTTTGAGTTCAGAGCTGAGACTTTCAGTGACCATCTTGTCTAGAGCTTCAACCATTACATTTTTGTCGTGCTCATAGCGGCCAGCGAATTCTTCACGCAATTCTGCGCGAATAACGTCACGTGCTTCAGTTAACTTTGATTCCCAAGCTTCATTTAATGCAGTTTGAGTTTCTTCGTTAATGATGCCACTATCTAACAATGGTTTGATAGCATCTAACATTACGATCTCCTATTTAATTTTCAAATCTTTGATAAGGCCTTTTACAGCTTCTCTTAGATATTTTTGTACCTTTTGATCTGCGCTGGCCTCTTTAGCCAATTCGAATACCTTACTGCCACCCTTCATATTCATCAGTCCTTCGTAAATCGCTGTTGGATAAGCATTTGGTGCGCTTGGTTGCGCAACTACATCTACTGTGACTATTTCAAAGTCACTTACTCGGCCATCACCATCGCTCACGTTACCGCTACCACGAGATGAAACACCTAATTTTACTCCTGACTCCAGCATTGTTGTTACCAACAATCCCATTGGAGTAGGAAGAATCTTTAATTTACCAAACCCATTAGGACCATCCATCCACATATCTGTAATCATATGTGAAACACGATCTAAATTAATTTTCAAATCATCAGGGTGATCGACTTCGCCTAAGACGCTGTAACCACCCTTGATCTGTTCATTTAGTGTGCTAACGGCTTTTTCAATCTCATTTACAGGATATACACGCTCATTGTGGTTTTTAACGCCACCTTGGATGAATATACCTTTCATGTAAAGATTCTTACCTTTGCCGTCAGCTGTGCCTTCAGTGATAACTTCCATGCGGGCTGCGTCAAATGTTAAGTTCTCTTTAAGATAAAATGCCATTATAGTTTCCTAATTATCTAGCTTTAACTGGACTAACTTTGTTAATTGGGCGACTACCGTCTGCACCAGCTAGTTTACCTTCTTGACCACCTTGTTGTGCTTCTTTAGTTTTAAATGCTGTTTTACCTGCATTTGCACCTGGTTTGTTTTGTGGGTTGCTTACTAGTGTACCTTTTGGTTTTTCGCTAGCTGCAGGACGTGTGCCGTCTTGATCAGCTGTGCCACCTTTACTAAATGCTGCTGTGCCGCCCATGTCATTCTTACCAGCTACAACAGACTTAGTGTTTTTACCACCTGATGCTGGAGTTTTAGCACCTGTGCCTGCCATTTTGCCTTCTGAACCTTGACCTGTGTCAGCTACTTTTTCTACGTATTCGCGAACGATAGTTTCATCTAACTCGTCTTCAGCTTCTACTTCAGCGTCTTCTTCTTCTTCTTTGTCTTCAGCTTCGTAGAATTCTTCGTTACCTACTTCTTCTTCGCCGCCTAATTCTTCTGAACCTTCGTCACCGTGGATGCCTGGCATTTCGTGTTCTTCGTGTTCTTCGCCAGCCATTAGTGCGTCAAATTCCGCTTTTAATTCGTCTAATGCTGATTCTAAATCATCAACACGTGCTTCAACACCTTCTTCTTCACCGTGTTCTTCACCTGAAAGTTCGTCAGCATCAAAAGCACCAACTTCTTCGTCAGAACCTTCTTCGCCTTCTTCTTCCTCTTCGCTGATACCTTGTTCGTCCATTTGAACGTCTTGTACCATGTCTTCAACTTGGTTACCACCAACTTCATCTAGGTCTTCTTCAGCTACTAGGTTTTCGTAAATATCACGTGATTTTTCCACAACGATTTCGTGGAACAATTCGCGAGCTTTGTCTGTCTCATCGTTGATGATGAATTCGACTAATTGTTCGTATTTGTTGTTCATTATGAACTCCTTAAAAATTAATATTAAATCCGGACTAATACTTGAATAGAACTGTATTATGTTTATATATTTACATAATATTTTGGAAAGGGGGGTTAAATGCTATGTTTTTGAATCGTTTTGACAGATAACTACATCATTGGTGCTTCAGCTGCAGGTACCTTATATTGATCTTGCACTGTTTCTAGTTTTTTCTCGTGTTCTAACTTACGCACATCATTCATGATACGTAGGCGATTCAGCTGTTTTAGTGTGAGCTTGGTCTTGCGTAGGTCGCTGAGTTTGAGTGTGGTATTATCGTCTTTTTCAGTGCGATAACCATCCGTTTCTTGTTCAAATACTTCTAGTAGGTTCATAAGTTTATTTACCAAATATTACAAACCTAGGCTGCCGCCTGGAGCGGCTGCTGGATTACCTACCGTATCTGGTTGTCCTGGACCCGGTTGTCCTCCAAGGTCTGCGCCTGGCATACCCGGTGCTGGTGCTAGATTATCCATGTCTTGCTGTATGCCCGCTGTGCTGACACCTACTGCACGCAAGCCAGCTTCTGGAGCTTCTGTGTCCTGCACCTTGCCGTTTTCTTCTGCCCATAGTTCATCATTGCGTGTCATTTCTTCTTCGCTGAGATCTAGATAACGCTCAAGTAAGAAACGTTTTGAAAGATAAGGCACTGGTTCTAACTGCACGAATGTATTAATACGCACTTGATCGACTTCTGCTTGGCGGTATTTGGCAAAGTTCTGTGGCTCATTGAAACGCAATTCAAATAGAGCATTGTCAATATTGATGCCTCTCCAGCGCATGAACATCTTAAATTCCATGTCTAGTTTTTCTGCGATCAGTGTTTGTAAGCGCATACAGTATTGGTTAAAGCGCCACTCTTGGATCAGTGCTGTAGTAGTCTTACCATCGCTGTAGGTTCTTTCGCTGTCATCATTGCCTGTGGGCAAGTAGCTTGACGGAATACGTAGACCGCGGAACATCTTGTTGGTAAAGTAGCGTAGGTCAGTGATCTCACCAAGGTTTTGACCACCTGGGAATACTTCCACACTGGATCCACGTCCTTCTGCTGTCACGGGGAAGAAGTAGTCTTCGTTAGTTGATAGTGGATTATATGTAGCATCCATCATGTTCTGTCCGCCACCAGTTTGTGTAGGAATCCTACGTTGATGGATTTCATTTTTAATACGATCAACATAGGCCATGGCCAAGTGTGTGGGCATGTTACCTACGTCAATCTTAAAGATACGACGTTCCGGAGCACGTTGTATGCGATAGATTAGGATAGCATCTTCTAATAGTTCTTTTTGTTTGAATATCTTGAAAATACTTTCTAATACTGAGTTACCAAATGGCCAGTTTAAGTCTAGGCCTTCTGTCAATGATATATGCACTACATGTTCTGCGTCAATCACTGCTTCGTTCTGTGCATGACCAAAACGGCTACCACCACTGTAAGGACTCTGTGGTTGCACATAAGCGCCGCTGGGTCCACCTACCTGTGGGTGATTGATAAATGTATCACTGGAACTCAATGCAGTGGCTGTCAAGTTCATAAAGTTGATGTTTAGATCTTTGATGACATACTGCTCTGGTTTCTTACCTTCAGCTTCGTTGACAATAACTTTAGTAACTTTGAACATCTCTGTCCAAAATAGTTTAAATGTTTCCGGATCACGTAGGAATACCTGATCGCCATACTTGATAGTATTGCGGAATAGTTTAAACAAGCGTTTGTTAAGATCGTTTAAGCTGACCCATTGTTGTAGCTGTTCACGGATGATTTTTACTTCGTTGTCTGTTGGATCTTCTTTGAAGAATAGATCAAAGCCTGTGCCGTTTTCGTTATTAGTCTGTGTGCTGAACTCTGCGATGATATCTAAGGCCGCGTTTACTTCGCTGTCCATGTCCATCTGTTCATATTGATTATAGCGTTCTGTACGGTTTGGGTGACCGATGTAGACTTCTGGTAGTTGACTAGCAAAATTACGATAACCAGCATCTGGTAGGTTATTGACCCCATTGCTGCCATTGATCGGACTCATTAAACCACTAACATTTGGGTTAGCAGTTTTGAAATATTTTTTCCATGCCATAGTATTAATCTCTAGTGTGATACACTATTTATAGTCTTTAATAGCTATGCTGTAATATTCCTGATGTTAGATTGTTGTTTTGTTTCATTGCTCGGACCAAATCTTGTATCGCTGAGTAGGTTTGACTGTGTCCATTTTTGATTTCATCAACCATTGATTGGATAGACGATTGCGATGAATCAGCAGATCCAGCCGTTTGTTGTTTGATCTCTACAGGAACCGATTTACCATCTGGTAATGGGATAACTGCTTCTGTTCCGTGTAATACTGCTTGATATCCGCTGTTAGGTCCAGCAGTAACACCACCAAAGGCCATCTGTGGAACATCAATGCCTTTCATACGTTCTTCGTAGATGTTTTTGTGATTGGTTTGAGGCGCACCAAATGCCTTGCGCAGGTTTTCGTCGTATTTGCGTGCTTTGGCTGCATCTTCTGCTGACATTTCTGCAATTTCAGCTTCACGTTTTTGTTTTACTTCCATTGCACGTTTATCTTGAGCCATCTGATATTCAGCTAGGCCACCATATTGTTTTTTGTATTCTTCTAAAGCAGCTTTTTCTGCAGCGGCTTTTTCTGGTGATGGGCCACTGACTGCCTCAATAGCATCACCAATCATCTTCATTGTCTGTGCGTTGACTTTCTCTAAAAGTTTAGCATAAGTATCAAGATTTTTATTAACTTTAGTTTCCATCAACACTTGGAATTGTTTAGTAGAGTCGTATAACGCAGCTGTTTTTGTGCTCAAATCATCTGTAGCATTGGCCTGTGCTTCGTTAGCTTCTTGTGATTTTTTAGCGGCATTAACATCTGGATCAGGACCATATGCGGCCATAAATTTATTACTGATATCGGCCATACCGCTAGCTGTACCTTGAACACCTGCCACTGCGGCTCGGTCGATCGCTTCAGTAAACTTACCTTGTGATGTGGCTATCTTTTTAGCGGCAGTCCTAGCCTGTTCGTCAGTGAATGTTGCAATATCAGTATTACCAGCTTTGACCTGCTCACCAACACTTTTGACCATGTCAACCATGGCTTTGTTGGCTGCGATTTTTGGATCAGTGATATTACCAAACGTTAGATACTGTGTTAATGCTGCTTGGACTTCAGGACCGGCTTTGCTTAATACTGAGTTGGCACTCATGAATGCAGTTTTTTGATCACCAGTGAGTTTAGTCATCAACGCACCACGCTGTGCTTCAGCACGAGCACGTTCCATTAATTTCTTAGCATCCTGCCCTGTGATGTCTGCGATAACTTTTAAATCTGTTGCGTATTTTCTTGTACCTTCTGCAATCTCTTTATCGCTCATAGCACGCAGTTTGCCTGCGGCCTGCATATTAGCCATAAAACTGGTCATCACAGCACCTTGTTCTTCATAGGTATAACCCATTTTAAACATTTCAGTGCGTAGGTTTTGTCCACTCTTACCTATCGTTTTAGCCGCTGATCCTAGTCCTTCAGCTAGTCGCTGTGCGGCATCGCCACCCGACAATCCAAATTTGTTTAATTCTTCTTTATTTTTTGCTACTATAGCGGAGAAATCTTTAATACCCAACCCCGCAGCATGTGCAACGTCAGACATCTGTTGCATACCACCAGAGAAACTGGCTCCAACTTTGTTATAACTCTGCAGAGCATCGACGTTTTTCTGTAGTTGATCAGCAAAAACATTATTAGCGGCTTTGAGTAGTTCTTGTGCTAGTTTTGCGGCTGCGCTGGCTGCTTCACCCACAAACGGAATTGCTTTAGCCAGACCTTGTGCAAAGTCACCAACTACGTCAATACCGGTGTTGATTAAATCACGGCCAGCTTTGATAGGATTATCTGCTATATCTGCATAGTTGGTCATGAACTTGACAGCAACTGCGGTTGCAGTGACACCAAGATTTTTTAAACTAGACATTGCCGCATCACCAGCGGCTGCCCAACCAACACTGATCTTAGTCAGATCTTCTGCAGCATCTTTAGCACCTTTGGCAAGATCTTTGGTACTCTTAGCCGCATCTTGACTAGCTTTGTTTTGTGGGTTAGCACCAGCTTTACCAGACATGGCTTTCTGGGCTGCCTGCATCGCTTCTAATATGCTACGTAAGGTTTCCTCGCTGGCAGCATTTTCCGCTTCAACGGTTCCGAATCCTGGTATGTCAACTTTTACGGCCATGGGTTTTTATCCAATAAATACACAAAGTATATACATATATTTATGGAGATCAAAATCAATGGAAAAACCTAACAATAATCCTCTGTTTAAGCATTTTAGGCAGCCAGCAATTTACCTAAAACTGCCTAGCCAAGGTAAGTTTTATCCAGCCAATAGTTTAGATATTTCGGTAACCGGTGATGTTCCTATCTACCCAATGACTGTCAAAGATGAATTAACACTAAAGACTCCAGATGCACTGATGAATGGTTCAGGCATGGCTGAAGTTATCCGTAGCTGCTGTCCAGCACTAAAAGATCCGTGGGTCATTCCTGCTGTGGATCTTGATGCTATCTTTATTGCTATCCGTTTAGCCAGTTACGGAACTACCATGGAGATCACTACTGCTTGCCCACATTGTAAAGAATCAAATGACCACGGCGTAAATTTAACCACATTGTTAGAAAATATCACTCCTGCAAATTACAATGATCAGCCAAGGATTGACAATTTAATTTTTAAATTTAAACCACAAAGCTATAAAGATATTAATTTAATGAATATCGCCACATTTGAAGAACGTAGGTTAGTTAATAACGTGCTCAGCAGTGAACTAGCAGACGATGAGAAGAAACGCTTGTTTGATGAAAGTTTTAAGAAAATCACAGAACTAAATGTCAGCATGTTGATCAGCTGTATCGAAAGCATAACAGTAGATGGTAACACAGTAGCTGATGAAATTCAAATTAGAGAATTTCTAGATAATACCAGCAGAACTATTTTTGCTGAGATCAAAGATAAAATCCAAGAACTGATGAATCGCAATAAAATACAACCTATTTCTGTAGTCTGCGATAATCAAGAATGTGCAAAGGAATACACTACCGATCTAGTGTTTGACCAAGCAAATTTTTTCGAATAAGGCTTTTGTCACTCAGCGTTGAGGAAATTACTGCAATGATCGAGCAGTTAGAAAAAGAGACAAAAGCCATGCGCACCGAGATCCTAAAACTCTGCTGGTACATGCGAGGGGCCTTAAGCTATGAAGAAGGCATGCTACTAAGCTTCGTCGATCGAGATATCATATCCTCTATAATCAAAGACAATATGGAAACAACTCAGAAGTCGGGCCTGCCTTTCTTTTAAGATTGTAGTTATCCAAAAGTTCTAACCATTAACTACCTGTATTAAACTTTGCCTACGACTCTAAATAGATTACCCATTGCGGAAACGTAGTGTTGGTTTTAAAGGAGGTCCAGATAATGGATATCTTAGCAACAATTAAGAAGTGGGCAAGTGCCCTTGCAGATACAACAGTGAGTGTTTTGGCATTGTTGATCGTGTTAGAAGTATTATTCAAGGGAGCAGCTATCCCATTTCTACCAACAGTAGATGTCATTGGTTCAGTAACAGGTATCATTAAATCAGTGGGATCAGAAGGTGTTGTTGGTCTAGTGGCAGTATGGGTACTGTATTCAATCTGGAAGAACAAATAAGTCTTTAGTTCTTTTTGGTTTAAAGCAAGCGTGAGTATTCATTTATATTCACGCTTTTTTATTGACTCCGTTTTAAGATGTCTGCGACATCTGCATTTCGCTTGCGCTCATGCTTTTCTTTCTATTCTAATTAACTTTGACTCTTACTATGATTAATGTAAGCTCTTAATGCTTTATCTAGATCCTTCAGTCACAATTTACCTACTACAGGCAAATTGCAACGATGAACTTTATCTGAGTCCTGTTCGCACACTAACTAGAAGAGATTGCATTCACTTGCACGGAGGCGGTCAGCCGGTACCCCCTACTCTAGATTTATCTGGCGGTAGCTCACATAGCCGTAGTTAGCCAACTATGTTTTTGCTCTCAGGTTGGTTTGTTTCAGAGCCTGAATCTTTTGGTTTTTACACCTAATTGATTGCCGTGTCGTCCTGTGTGTAGTCTTCTCTACACGTTCCAAGTAGGCATAACCTACCATCTCCTCAGGACACAGAAATACATCTGCATCATTGACTGTTATTTGTTAATTTTTAAATCTTTAACGGAATTCTTACCTAGTCTGATCTGGATGATGCCATTGTAGTTGTTTTCACGCAACAATACATCTTCCTTGAACTGGTAATAGGCTTCCAAGTAGTTAGTTTCGCCACGTGACTCACATAGATGTATGATTTCACGAGTGAACTTGTCCTTGCCTAGTCGGTCTATGTCTGCTTGGAGTCTGGGACTTGAGCCCCAGTATTCTTTCCAATCAGTTTCGACAGTTTCCCTGCGCTTGTTTTTCTTGCCTTTTAGAGGTGGTCTCTTTTTGATGGTTTTGAAGTATTTCCTGCCAACATAATCATAGCCGTTGACAGTGTTAGTTATTCTGTAGATAAAGCCATAATATTCATTGATATCCTCAGACTCAAAGGGTTTACCACGATAAGTCCAAGGATAATCATAGGTCATATTACTTGCCTGTCATTGCATTTTTCTTATCTTGGATTTCTGCACGTCTAGCTTTGGCTAGTTTAGCTAGATCACCTAGTGCGCCACGAGCACGTGCCGCTGAAGCTTTAACGCCTTTGCCTTCAAATTTTTCTGATTCTGCTTTGTATAACTCAACTGCTGCTAAAATATCGTCATGAATTGCCATGTTTACTTTTCCTTTTTAAAAATTATACTACCGATCTTGCCTGTTTCCTAGCGATTTCTTTACTAATCTTTGCCTTGTCTTTTTTGCGTTGTGTTTTATCTATTAATGCTGTTAATTGTGTTAGGTTTAACGGTCTTAATCTAGGTTTGCCACTTTTATATTGTAGTGGATGATTGTGTCTTTTACTTGGATGAACTCTTGCTGTTGCTCCGCCTGCCATATTACTCCTTTACCATTCGGTTGCGTATTGTTGATTTACCACTGATATATTACATTTAGTCTTACATTCGGTCCAGGAAAAATTTTCAAATTTCTCGTCCCAGAACGCATCTTTCAACACAAGATCTAGTGGTTTTTTGTTTAAATTAAAACTCCGACCTAGGTCTAACCATTCATTATTATGTGAATAACGATTAGCTACCCAACAACAAGGAAAGAAATCCCCTTGGCTGTTGATGAATAAACCTTTGGAGCCAATACCACACAAGGCTTTAACACCATTTATTTCTTTAGCTGATTGGTATAATCTTAGATTAGTCGCATGCCCTACGGTGGATTCCGTTCGTCCAGAAAGATTTATAATTTCTCGTTGGAATCTATAATTACTACTGATTAATTCATCACGGGGCTGTAACTGGTCATTTTCGGGATATGCTGAATAAATCTTATGAAATTTAGTGCTACGGGTAATTTGAAACTGATCAAATCTCAATTTCCTTGCCAACTGCTCCATGTCTTTTAATCGATCTTGGTTAAAACTAAAAGCAATAGCGTCCCAGGTCATGTATGTATCACTGACAAATCTAAATGCAATAATGCCTGCTGTAATACTACTCCAATCACTGTTGATTCTGTATTGCTCATTACTAGTTTGATCCCAGCCATCTAAACTAAAATGTATGTGATCATTATGATCTAATACAACGCCTAGCTGTTGCCACCACTCAATACTTTTATAGCTTCCATTGGTAATAATAACAAACTTAATTGGTTTAACGCTCTTAAAGTATTTGATTACATCTATTAGATCATGTGCGTAGATAGGATCTCCGTCATCACCACAGAATGTAATCTTTTCTACATTATTCTGGATAAACTCTGGAGTAAAATTTCTTTTAAAGAAATCTAGTTTAAGTTCGGTGTTGACTAGGGTATCAGGAACTTCTGTGCGAGCACAACGTGGACACTTCAAGGTACACTTACTTGATATTTCTATGTGCCAATGCCACGTTGCTAGTTTCATGTAATATCGATATCCGTATTATAGCTGGTAAATCCGTTTTCTTTTACAACGGTAAGAACATTATTCACACGACCACCTAGTTCATCTCTATGTGATACTAGCCAAATTGATTTATGTGCATCACGCGACATCTTCTTAAGGATAGCCATGGCATTCTCTACACCCGACGCATCCATGCCCGAATCAATCAATTCATCGATGAATAACAAGTTGATAGGTTGATATAAACTTTCCCACACATCACGGAAGCTCCACGATAAGGAAAGTATAAGTCTATTACGTTCACCACGGCTTAGATTGTCAAAGTCTAGCTCACGTCCTAGTTCAGTGATGTTGACGCTTAGGTCATTCATAAACACCACGGTATGGGGTAAGCCAATACGGTCAAGATATTGGCTCAGTCTGGCGTTCAAGTAGCTCAGATTTTGATCGATGATTCTCTTACGGATATAAGAATCTTTATTAGTTAATAGCTTGTATAGGAATTCCTGATGATCTTTGACACGGCTAAGTTCATTCATCTTAGTATAATCAATTTCAGCAAGTGCAGTGGCCTTCATATCTGCGATCTGTTCAGTGTAAGGATCATCCTCTGCTGTCTTGCTGGTGATCTGTTCTTGTATGCTAGCGATACTACTACGATGTTGGATAGCATCACCTTCATTATCATAGAATGTGTTGGGCATAGATCCTAGCTCACCCAATTCTTGTTTTGCTAGGATCAATGCTTCTAAATCTCCAGCGTGAATACCTTGCTGTATTTCTGCATCACGAAGTTTGCTTTCTTTGATGGCTAATAGTTCAATATGTTTTTCATCATGTAAATCTTGTTTACAAGTATTACACTTATGTTCACGTAGAGTAGCAATATCACCTGTTAAGTTGGCGATACCTTTGACTTCACGAGATAGGTCCTGCTCACTACGTGCTATGGCTTTGTCTAAATCTGTAATGTCTTTACGTTTTTGATTATAAGTTGATAATTCTTTATGTGCGGCTATCTCCGCGTCAATATCTAATTTAAGTAATTCATCTAATGCTGTCTGTAATTTAGCGACATCATCTTTACGTTTAGTTAACCACAACATCTGACGACGCTGTGTGGCTTCAATCTGTTCTTCAATACGCTTATTGGCATCAGTCACTGCCTTGATGTTGGCTTCTTCCTGTTGTATGGCGTCCTTTGTAGCCTTACTCTGCTCTTTGAGTGCTTCTGCCTTCTCACTCAATAAAGTAATACCCAACAGTTGCTCGATTATAGCACGTTGATCGTTTGGCTTTAATGCTAGGAATGGTTCTGTGTATGTATTCAGAGCCACCACGTGCTTGAACATCTCATGACTCATGCCCAATAAACGTTCAATCTCTTGTTGCGTTTCTCTGCTGTCGCCTTGACTGTTGTCGTCTTTGGCTTCTTGTTCCTGTTCACCGATATAGAATTTCAATACATTAGGCTTACGACCACGTTCAATCTTATAGTCGATACCATTGACCTCAAATTCGATAGTGACCAACATGGCCTTGGTATTGGTTTTGTTTACAAGATTATCTTTACGTATGTTAGTAAGTGCTGTTCCATATAAGGCATAGCTAAGAGCATTGATGATCGTAGTTTTACCTGTGCCATTTCTGGCACCAGTATCGTCACCACCCAGGTCGATATTTTCACCCAAGACTAATGTAAGGTCTTTACGGTCAAAGTTAACAGCCTGGGTGCTATTACCCACGCTCATAAAGTTTTTAACTGTGAGATATTTTATCTTGAACAAATTATAGGTGCCTATAGATATCTAATAATAAATTAGGATCGTAATGATCACTGGCGATATTAGTTAGTTGACTGGTCACGATACTGTCGATACTTTCAAATTTAATATTACCTAGCATGATGTCTGTACCAATGTCTGCATTCTTAACTGGTAATAATGTTAGTTCACGTAGTTGGTAAGTGCCAACAAATGTTTCTTTAATGAACGTTGCTTCTTCATAACTGATATCAATGTCTAGGTTAACACGACAGTGCATGTTTGGTAATAGTAATGCTTCTGGGGTTCTAAGAACATCACTGAGATTCAACACACGATATCTAGGTTGTCCTGGCCAAGTATGGAACACAGGCTCTTGCCCCCACTCTAAGATCATCATGCCACGAGCATCATCACCAGCGTCGGCATAGTTATGTGGAAAACAATTACCCATATAGGTAATATTCCCACGTGTCTGACGTTTGTGAAAGTGTCCAGTGAATACCTTCTCTACACCATTGAATGCACCTTCTTTGATCTCTCCGGTGTCGGGCATAGCTACCATGGCATTCATATAGAAGTGTGGTAGTTCTAGATGTCCAAACATATATTTGGCTGAAATCTTACCCAGCTTCTTATGATCATCACCAACTAGCCAAGGAACGATACTGACATCACCTTCACTATAGAAGTCGTTGATGATCTCAATGTTGGGAATATGACGTGCCCATTCGGCACTTTGAATATCACGCTTGTCACGATAGTATAAGTCATGATTGCCCGGAATAAAGAACACACGATCAAAGGCCTTGCCCAATAATTCTAAGGCGGTAAGACTATAATTCAGGGTGACTATGTTGATAGCGGCACGATTGTTATGCCAATCACCTGTCATGAAACAGGTATCACAGCCCTCAGCTTTGGCGGTTTCTATAAACCATTTGACAAAGTTAAGACAATCGTCGTTGTGTGTGGCGCTGTTAGACTTTAATCCAAAATGAATGTCAGTCAGAACAGCCGCTTTCTTGAATAGATTAGCCATAGTTATAGTATACGTGAGTTAAGAGTAAAGTGCAAATCTTATATTGCCGATTATTCTTCGTAGTGTCCACCACCAGCACCCCAGTCGCCTTGACGTGTGTAGCTTGGTGAATAATTGTTCATCTCTAAAATATCATCACGGATATTTTGATTTCGTTTTTCTATGTTTAATACACGAGTGAAACTATTTGTGATAGCCGCTGTGTAATAAGCAAATGGATTTTGACTTTTTGCTTCGTCAAACTGTAGACCAATTTGGCTTAATTGTAGCAATGCTTGACTGCGCATTTCGTCGTTGTAAGTATACCCACGCCAGTTTGATCTAGTAGCATATCGTTCACATAGTTTAATAAACATATGAGCCAGTTTAGCAGTCATAGTGCCGTGATCTTTACTAAACTTGCCTTTTTCAACCCCATCTTTCCAGTGGCTTTTACCTACACAGATAGGAGTTAATTCTTCTGTAACTTGATAATGTTGAAACGGTGGAAAGTTAACCTTGGTATATTTGGTTGCACCCTTGACCACAACTGGTTCGTCATATTCAGTTTCAAAATTTTCTTCATCAGCATCATACTCTTCTTGTGCTTTAAGATCAGCTTTTTTCTGTTTAACGTCGTCGATCGGTATATGTTCCCAGGTCATGACGCGGAATACTACATCAGTTATGGGAATATCTTTAGTGGGGGTCAAGAATTCATCTAATTTACGTTTATTGCCTAACAGTAGTTCTGCTTCTTGTGCTTCTTTGGCCAGACGTTCTGCACGCATCTTGCGAGCTTCCTGCACTGCTTTTTTAGTAATCTTGTCAACGCCAAGGACAATCATGTCATAACTTTTTACTTCATCGCTGATAAAACTACAATATGTCAGTTTACTCTTGTGTATTTCCTTAAGAATATCTTTATTGTTTAGATAATTTACCTTTCTCATGGGTTACGGGTTCCTTTTAACTACTACTATTATAATACCTATAAATACTAAGAACAAGAGGTATTTTAAAAATGGCACTAAATTTAGGCGGCATCTTTAGTCAATCTAACAGTCTAGCTCCCGGAGAATCCGGTGGAATCCCAGGTAGTAATACTGTGTTTGATCTGCTGAATCCTAGTAAAGCTCGCAGTGCTATCAGCGGACTTCTACCAGGTGGTACTAGCAGTTTGGCTAAAGCCGTGCCTAATATTGGATTTCAAAATGCTTCAGGATCTGGCGGAGCCACTGCTGCTGCCGAAGACGATTGGCGTGTGCGTGTAAGTCTAGCCGCTGGTGCGGGTATATTCTATCAAGATCCTACACTGTTACCAAATGCTTTGATGTATCCTTTATTAGAAACCAATGGTGTTATTTGGCCATATGTTCCACAGATCAGTGTAACACATCAAGCCAACTATACTTCAGCTGCCCTTACACATAGTAATTATCCCGCACACTTTTATAACAATTCAGAAGTGGCAGACATACAGGTATCGGGAGAATTTACCGTTCAAAGTCCTGCAGACGGACAATATCTAATGGCGGCTATATACTTTTTCCGTGCATCAACCAAAATGTTTTTTGGACAAGGTGCAAACGTAGGTAATCCACCACCAATAGTATTCTTAGATGGTTACGGTAGCCACTATTTCCCGCACGTGCCTTGTGTGATCACATCATTCCAACACACCATGCCAGCAGAAGTAGATTACCTACAAGTGCCGATCAGCAAAACTACATTAACTGAATCAGCCGCGTCAGCACCAGCTGGACCAAACAGTGCAGTTGATCTAGCAACTAATAGTATCACAGGCGCCAACTATGAAACATATACCCCGGCTTTACTAGATTCTAGCAAAGAAGGAACCAAGGCAACCACGGCACCCACATTAGCATATAACACAATAACAACAACTACTCGTGTACCAGCAGTCAGCACTATAGCAGTGACCTTGCGTCCAATTTACAGTCGTAAAAATCTACACGAACGCTTTGATCTTAACAAGTTTGCCAATGGTGACTTATTAGCAGACAACGACAAAGGATTTGGAGGATTTATCTAATGGCAGTTACATATTCAAGGACCAGTCCTTACGCTAACACCGACATCTATGGTTTCTTTTTAGATGTGGCTAATATTCCCGCTATACCGATTGACCCAAAAGATGTGGAATATCAGATTGACGCTATCTATCAAAGTCGCCCTGATCTACTAGCATTTGACTTATATGGTGACCCATCATTATGGTGGGTATTTGCTATACGTAATCCAAATGTCCTACAAGACCCTATATTTGATTTCCAACCTGGCGTCACTATCTATGTGCCGCAGAAACAGAATTTAACCTCAGCATTGGGACTATAGGTAGATGGCCACTAGTCAAGCAGCTCAAACCGCATTAAGTTACTTCCAAGGCAAGGGATGGTCTCCAGCACAGGCCGCTGGTATCGTCGGTAATTTACAACAAGAATCTGGATTAAATCCCCAGGCATTCAATGGCGCAGGTGGTGGTAATGGCGCTGCAGGTATTGCACAATGGCGAGGTTCTAGACAGACCGATTTCCAATCATTTGCTGGTGTTCCGTTAAGTCAATCTACTTATCAACAACAGTTGGATTTTGTTAACTATGAACTAACACAAGGCACAATGAAGTCGGCGGGCACTAAACTCAAAGCAACAACTACTGCTGCTGATGCCGCTACCGCAGTTGACAAATATTACGAAATCAGTGACGGTACTGATCTACAAAAACGTATCAACAATGCCAATTCACTAACAGGCAGTGGACCAAATGTACCAACTACCCAGGCTCCCTCCGAAGTTGCTCCAGAAGAAGTAACAGCTGCCCCCGATGCACCCTTGGCATTATTACCTATTCCTAATAGACTACATCAATATCCTAGCTATATCTATGGATTAAGCCTACATTTGCTAACTGATGAAGAATATAATCAAGTAGTAGAAAAAGAAACTTATACTCCTAAACGAGTGTTGATTGCCGGTGCTGGTCGTTGGAGCCCGGATAATTTTCCACGCAGTGAATTTTTTAGTGAAGATTTTTATTTCGAAGATCTTAACATGACTACAATAATCAGCCCAAATGATTTTAGTAGAAATACCAATGCAATCGAGACATCATTTACTATCATTGAACCATATGGCTTTACCTTAATGGAACGATTACTAAAAGCCGCCGATGCTATCAAGAGTGCAAATTATTTAGATATGCCCTATCTATTACAGATAGATTTCTTTACTATAGACGACTCTGGAAAAATTGTAGGATCAGTAGATGCGCTACGTAAACGTATACCAATTAAACTAGTTAAAATGGACATGCGAGTCAGCGGTAAAGGATCACAATATAGTATCAGTGCTGTACCATTTAACCATTCAGCTTATGATACAACTACAGTAACAACTCCGGCTAACTTTGAAATCACAGCCAGCACAGTGTTTGATTTTTTTCAATCAACAGAAGGCACACCGGCCGATCCTGCATTTGCTGGTAATCAAGTGCCAGGTGAACGTGCTGTAACCCAACAATACAATCAAGGGCCAAACTTTAGTGGCACTGCTAGTAATACTGTATATACTAAAGCTAAAAGCTACGGTACTGCTATAAATGATTATTTTAAGAATCTCGAAGAAGATCGTAAATTAGGTAATAAAGATGTTTATCGATTTGAGTTTGATGAAGAAATTGGTAAATCCACGTTTGTGCATTCTGAATTAAATACTCCCAAACGAACTCCCTTTAAAGATAATACTGGCAAAGATATAATCAGTATGAAGCGTGCGGATCTAGGTGGTGAGCAGGGTATTTACGATTCTACTAAAGTTATTTTCCAAGTTAATTTTGGTACTACTATAGAAAAATTATTAGAATATGTAATACGAAATAGTGATTATATTCAAGATCAATTAGTCGTTCCTGAAGATGCTGATTACGAATCAAAAAAGAAAGCCTTGGAAAAAGAACCATTGAAATGGTTTAAAATAGTACCAAGGGTCAGGCTGCTAGGTTTTGATCAAGTCCGAAAGATATGGGCGAGAGAAATCACCTATCAAATAAAATCTTATAAGATGTATAATATTCGTAGTTCGTTAGGTCCCCAAGGCGTGCAATTACATCCAGTGAAAAATTACAGCTATATCTACACTGGACAAAATGATGACGTCTTTGATTTTGATATAACATTCAATGCTCTTTATTATACACAAGTTACCAGCTATAGAGATAATTTAACAGAAGTCACTCCAACAGCGGCTAGTGCTACTACCGACAATCAATATCAAAATGCCCCAAATTGGTCAGGTGATGAAAATTCTAAAACAACTGATTACAATGCGGTTACCCCATCGATATTAAAATCGGTGGTACAGAATAGTCAAGCAACAGCCACTGGCGGCGCAACTACAGCAAGACAAGTAGCATCCGTCGACCTTGCTGATAGTTTGATGACAAATAGCCAAGCAGATATGTTAAATGTAAAATTAAAAATCTTAGGGGATCCTGACTATATTAAACAAGACGATATATTCTATAGACCGGTGCCAACAGGCACCGCCGCTGTGGAGGTAAAACCTAGTAGTGATCCAAGGTTACTACCTAATGATAGTAGTTTAGCCATGGATGACGGTGCACTTTATGTGCAAGTTTTATTTAGAACACCAATAGACATAGATGAATCTACAGGATTGATGAAATTTGATGATAGATATCAACATAGTCTTTTCAGCGGGCTATATCAAGTTATACAAGTAACTAGCAACTTCCACGGTGGACAATTTACACAAGATTTAGATTTAGTTCGTATGCCAAGACAAAGTGCGTTTGATTATGTTAACGGACAAAATAATAAATCTGATCAAAGATCAGAAACTACAAAAGCATTCCCTGGACAATTAGGAGTCACAGAGTCGCCACCGATCATTCCTAGCCTATTACAAAGTGGCGGAGCACAAAAGTCTACTGCTGATGCCAGTGACACTGCAATTGATCAAACTCCTGGGCAGGATCAACAGGCAGCACAAGAAGCCAATAACGTACCGCCATTGCTAACACAGAATGCACAGGATCTGCGTGTAGTAAATGAAACTGCACCAGAAGAAACCATAACTGCTCAAACAGAACCGCAGGCCATAGCACCTAACTTTACTCCAATATCTAGTAGAGGTAATAGAGTGCCTGGCGCAACAGCAATAGTATAATCAAAGGAAAGATAAATGGCAATCGATCATCGCATAGGTAGTAAAGTAATTAAAGCGGCACGCAGAGAACAGGCCACTGGTACTCGTGTCGACCCATATCCATATGTAGGTATAGTTAAAAATAATTTAGATCCTACACGAAGTGGTCGATTACAGGTTTATATTCCGGATCTAGGTGGACCACCAGACGATCCAAATAACTGGCGCACAGTTGGTTATGCTAGCCCATTTATGGGTTACACCAATCAAATTCAAAAACAATCTGACACGCCCAATAAATCTAATACCTTTGAAAATGTTGCGCATAGTTATGGCATGTGGATGGTTCCGCCAGACATTGGTGTTGAAGTTATTGTTATGTTTATTGCAGGAGATCCACTACGCGGTTATTTTATCGCCTGTGTTAATAGTAGTCTCAGTCATTATATGATCCCTGCACTAGCCGGCACTCAAAACGTAGATATCAACAGCCTTAGCGCCAACGATAGAAAATCGTATGAAAAAGGTGATATAGTTCCTGTAGTAGAATTTAACGAATATACTAAAGATTTTACCAACACAGCATTTTATCTCAATAATAAACCCATACACGAGATACAATATAATATATTAAAAACCCAAGGATTAGATCAAGATCCGGTGCGCGGAGCAATATCTAGTTCTAGCCAACGTGAGAGCCCAAGCCAAGTATTTGGTATTAGTACACCAGGAAGACCGTATCCAAACGACCCAGCAGATGATCCACAATATCTTGAAAAATTAAATTCGGGAGCACTACCACCTGATTACTTTAAGATTAAATCGCGCAAAGGCGGACATGTGTTTGTTATGGATGATGGTGCTACACTAGGTGAAGACCAATTGGTAAGATTGCGCACTGCTAGCGGACATCAATTGTTAATGCATGATACTAATAATACTATCTATATCGGTCATGCTGATGGCGGTAGTTGGATCGAATTAGGATCAGATGGTAGTATTAGTGCCTACGCATCTGGAACATTTAATGTTCGTAGCGAAAATAATATTAATCTACACAGTGATTTAGATATTAATATACAGGCATTTGGCAGTATTAATATGAAATCCGGCACACAAATTAAATTAGAAACTGTTAAAACAGAATTATTAACAGGACAGTTACGTGTTGAATCTACAGGGCAAACTGAATTTAAAGCAGGTGCAGCCTTTAACGTCGAAACAGAGTCGTCGATGTCATTACGAGCTACGGGAACATTTGCTACCGAAGGATCGGGCATATATCAAAATAGTGGTAAGACTGTACCAGTAAAAGGGGTTGATACTTTACAAATAAATTCCTTACCAAACACAGCATTAAATTCCAACGGTGCCTGGCGCATAGTTCCCAATGCCCTAAGCACTATAGTAACAGTGGCTCCGACACACGAACCATTTCAACGAGGAAATACTGGCGTATTTTTTAAACCAACCAGCCCTGGCATCCAACCTGCTGCCGCTTATCAAGGTGCGGTAGATGCTACTAAAACCGCTGGAGATTCAGGAGTGCAGAATCCAGCAGGAGAAAAAGATTTACGAAACCAGCCACCGTGCGGTTGCACCATTGGTAATTTAGCCGGTGACCAGTTAACTGCTTATTTTGCACAGATAGGTAAAAGTGAAAGTGGTGGGAACTATCAAGCAGTAAATAGTATCGGTTATGTAGGCAAATATCAATTTGGCTACACAGCATTAATTGACGCAGGATATGTAAAAAGTAGTTGTAGGAGTAATGCTCAATTACGTAATCCTAATAGTTGGACTGGTAAAAACGGAATTGATAGTTTAGATACTTGGTTAGCTAACCCAAATGAACAAGAATCGGCTATGTGTAGTTATACGCAACGCAATTATACCACCATGTGTAAGATTGGTGCTGTAGATGCTGGCCAATCTCCAGAAGATGTAGCTGGTATGTTGGCAGTTAGTCACTTATTAGGACCAGGTGGGGCTAAACAATATCGTAGCGGACAAAACTCAGCTGATGCATACGGAACCACTGGGGCAACATATTTTAACAAAGGTAAGTATGCAGTGGCGGTTCTAGCACCTAAAGTCCAGGCTGTTAACCAAGGATAAATATTTACATGGCCACTACATATAAAGGATTTAGCACCCTAGGAACTAGCAAGAATTTCCGCCTCACGGATTTTGATTTGATCAAGCAGGACATTTTTAATCATTTCAATATACGCAAAGGTGAAAAGCTCATGCGTCCAAATTTTGGCACTATCATTTGGAATGTTTTATTTGAGCCATTTACAGAAGACTTAAAAAGCGTGATCACACAGGATATCCGTGCTATCGCTGGCTATGACCCACGTGTGAGCTTTGATAATATCATAGTTACAGAATATGATCAAGGTATACAAATAGAACTACAACTACGCTACGTTTTAACTAATCAATCCAGAGTCATGTTAATGAATTTTAACGGCACTACAAACACACTTTCTGTACAGTAATTAACTACATAGTTTATTTTCCTGATAAATACTAGATAATAGGGAAATAGCATGGCAACCACCACACGACAAACCAGTTTATTAGTCTCACAAGATTGGACTAAGCTATATCAAGCGTTCCGTAACGCAGACTTCCAAAGCTATGACTTCGAAACTCTACGTGCTAGTATGGTCAGCTACTTACAGCTTTACTATCCTGAAGATTTTAATGACTTCATTGAATCTAGTGAATTCATTGCCCTTATAGATATGATCGCGTTCCTAGGTCAAAGCCTAGCGTTCCGCGCAGATCTGAATGCCCGTGAAAACTTTATCGATACAGCACAACGTCGTGACAGTATTCTTAAACTAGCACGTCTGGTCAGCTATAATCCTAAACGTAATATTCCTGCCGTTGGCTTGTTAAAATTCAACAGCGTATCAACTACTGAAAATGTATTTGACAGCAACGGACTTAATCTAAGTGGCCTAGTGATTAATTGGGCAGATGCAGGCAATAGCAATTGGTTAGAACAAATGACCCTGATACTTAATGCGTCATTAGTCAACAATCAAGCTATTGGAAAACCTAGTTATAGTCAGATCATTAATGGCATTACTAACGAAGAATATCAAATCAACTTGGTATCCAATATATTAGCTACTTACAGTTTTAAATCAACAGTGGCCGGAACACAGATGTCGTTTGAGATGGTAAGTCCTACCAGTGCAAATGCAACTTATATCTACGAAGCTGATCCTAAACTAAATGCTCCATTTAACTTTTTATATAGAAATGACAATCTAGGCAACGGCAGCAACAACACAGGTTATTTCTTATATTTCAAACAAGGTGAACTAAAGAGCTTAGATTTCAATCTTGCTGAAAGTATTCCTAATCGTGTCTACAGTATCAACACCAACAACATCAATAACACAGATGTTTGGTTATACAGCCTAGACAGTAATGGTAACTTGGATACGCTATGGGAAAAAGTTCCAGCAGTGGCCAACACTAATGTTATCTACAACGCAACATTAAACAAAAACATCTATCAGATCAACAGCCGCGCAGGTGATCAAATTGATTTGGTCTTTGGTGATGGATCATTTGCTAACATTCCACAAGGTAACTTCCGTATCTACTATCGCGTCAGCAATGGCCTACAATATAAGATCACTCCTGATGAAATGCAAGGATTAGTAATACCGATCAACTACGTCAGTGCCGCCGGTCGTGTTGAAACTATCACAATCACAGCCAGCTTACAATATACAGTAGCCAATGCCACTGCACGTGAAAGTCTTGACAGCGTTAAACAAAAAGCGCCACAACAATTCTACACACAGAATCGTATGATCACCGGTGAAGATTATAATATCTTACCTTATACATTATTCAATGATATTTTAAAGATCAAAGCAGTTAATAGAACATCAAGTGGTATCAGCCGTTATTTAGATGTTATCGATGTAACTGGGAAATATTCATCTACTAATATCTTTGCACAAGATGGCATGTTATACCGTGACAACACGGTCAATACATTCAGCTTTGACTACAATACCACCAATGACATTTATAAAGTTATCTACGATCGTATAGCACCGATCGCACAAGCACCAGAAACACTACAGTTTTTCTATGCACACTATCCCTTATTAGATCTAACTGACATCTATTGGCATACATCAACGATTATCGCCAATGGTTGCACGGGCTATTTTGTTGACAGCACAGGTAAGATCCTACAGATTGGCGCAGCAGTGACCAGCACCAACAAATATATCGTGCAGAGTTCTATAGTTAAACTATCAGCAGGTGATGGTAATTACTTTGATGCACAGAATCGTATACAAACAGGTACACCACGTAACCCAGGCGACAAGTATTATGTCTATGCTGCGATTGAACTAGTGGTAGGAGATGGCACTAACGGTGGTCAAGGTAATTTGTCAAATGGTGAAGGTCCGGTGACTATCAATCAGATCATACCCGTAGATGAACTACCGGTAGCTGATCGAGTATTTGCTGTGTTTAATGTAGCGTTTTCAAATGCTCTAGTATCGACTATGGTTGGTTATATACAGGCTTTTGCTAATTTTGGTCTACGCTATGATATAGCATCAGCTAGCTGGAAGATCATCACACCACAAGATTTAAATACCGTTGATGCATTTACTTTAACCAATGCTGGCGACACTAGTGGACAGGCCTTAGACAGCAGTTGGCTCATAGCATTCCAGACTGTAGGGCAAACATACACGGTCAGCTATCGTGGATTAAATTATGTATTTGAAAGCGTGCAAGAAACTAATTTCTACTATGACGGAACCACAAAAATATTTGATGCTACTACTGGATTAACAGTTAAAGATCAGATCAAAGTATTAAAAGTCAATACACAACCCGATAACAGTAATGCATTGGCACTTGACTATATCTGGAACATCTACGAGAGCATCACTGAAGTTGATGGATACACTGATATCAACAGGATCTATGTAACATTCTCTGATGTTGACAATGATGGTATTCCAGACAACCCTGAACTATTTGAATTATTAGTTAATCCTAATGTTGATACTACAAACAAATATGTCTACTTCCAATCAACCACAGGCTATGACAATTTTGTAACTGAAACACCGGTTGATAACAACACCGTGGTATCACAATATGCTAGCCTACGTGATGCACAGGTAGCAGCTACATTATATCAAAATGGCCAACTATTTTATATTGTACCAAGTGATACGTTTTATCAATTAGAGATCACCGGAGCAGTCTATACACTAAATCTTGTTACTGGATATTCAGCTAAACTAGGTCGCCAAGACATCTACTTCCAATACCGTCATAATAGTCCAAACAATCGACGCATTGATCCAAGTCCAAATAACATCATTGACTTGTATATCCTAACACAACAATACAGCATCGATTACCAGGCCTGGGCACAGGACATCACAGGAACTATCACAGAACCTAGTTTACCAACCAGTGAACAGTTAGAACTTAGCTACAGCAGTTTAGATAATTACAAAGCTGTCAGTGACACAATCATCTATAATCCTGCACAGTTCAAACCATTGTTTGGAGCCAAGGCAGATCCTAAACTACAGGCACAGTTTAAAGTAGTTAAAAATTCTAATATTGTCATCAGTGACAACGAAATACAAACATCAGTGATCGCTGCTATCAACAGCTACTTTGATGTGGCCAATTGGGACTTTGGTGAAACATTCTATTTCAGTGAACTTGCGGCATACTTACACATGCAACTAGTTCCAAAAATTAGCAGTATCGTTATTGTTCCTGCCAACGAGGCCAGCGTGTTTGGTAGCTTGATGCAGGTCAATGCAAACATTAATGAAATCATTACCAGTTGCGCGACTGTCAATGATGTTAAGATTATCACTGCCATCACAGCGGCACAACTTAATCAAACTGGCGCACTAATAACTGCTTAGGACTATAATGGCTGAAAGAAAAACCTATAACTTTTTACCCACTACCTTTAGATCTGACACGAACCAAAAGTTCTTGGCGGCTACCATGGATCAGTTGGTATCAGAACCAAATTTTACCACCTTGTATGGTTATATTGGTCGTAGATTTGCTCCCACTTATAAAAGCACAGACAGCTATGTCCTTGAAGACACTGCGGTCAGACAAGACTATCAACTTGAACCTAGTGTAGTCATACGTGATCAACAAAATAATATCACATTCTTTGCGACCTATGTTGATCTACTTGAAAAGATCAGCTACTATGGTGGTATCACCACTGATCAAAATAGATTGTTTGAACAAGAATATTATACCTTTGACCCACGCATCAGCTATGACAAGTTTGTTAACTTCAGCCAATACTATTGGCTACCTGATGGTCCTGACTTTGTAGAAGTTAATACCACAGGTCTTGATCTCAGCATAGATTATGTAGTTACTAGAGATGCAGCCAATGGTCGGTATATATTCAAGAGCAATGGTGTAGTAGACAACAGTATTATTTTAGCACGTGGAGGTAGTTATACCTTTACTGTCGATCAACCAGGCGTTCCATTCTGGTTACAAACTGAGCTAGGCGTAGATGGAGTAATCTCAGCGACACCTACACTAAGTTCAAGAGATATCCTAGGCATCCAGAATAATGGTATCGATGTTGGAACTATAACATTCGATGTTCCGCAGACTTCAGCACAGGATAGATTCATAGCTCAACAACTAGTATACACGGTTGACTACGCGACCCCATTTAATACTTTACCATTCAGCAGATTCCACAATCAATTAGTATCAACATTTTTAGCCAACTATCCACAGTATGGTGGAATCACAGGCCAACTCAACGGCAAGCATCTAGTGTTTGTTAATGTCCAACTAGCGACCAATGTGGGCGAAGAAGTATGGACCTATCCTGAAGTAGTAGTTGATACATTACCAGCAACAGCTGGGGCATCAGGCACCAATGTTATTACCTTGTCATCGACAGATAAATTAATCGCTAATCTTGCAGTATCTGGCACAGGTGTTCCAAGTGGAACTACTATCGTCAGCGTTGATTCAGCTAATGCTAATGTTACACTTAGCGCAAATCTTACTACCACAGCCAGTGGTGCATATACATTTACTGCCCCTAACTTTGACGCTGGCTATGTAGTGCCGGATGATCAACGTTACGGTGTATTCCGTGTAGTCTATGTTGATGCTGGTATTAAAAATGCAGATGGATCTACTGACTATGTGACAAGACTGGTATTTGAACAAGCAGTTAATGTAGATGAAAAAGTCTATGTAAGATTTGGTGTTGCTAACGCTAATAAAGAATACTACAAAGACTACGATGGCTTTATGAAACAGGTTCCAATAATTACCTGTCAATTAAACAATCTATGGATTCAAGATGGTACTAGAGCAGACATTTATAAAAATGTGCAGCTAGTAAATTACAATGGGTGGACTATTGATGTTGATACTGATATCATTGGCCAATTGGCCTACACCAGTCCTAACGGTGTAAACTTTACTAGTGGATTAAAAATACAATTTGCAGAAGATGTAACACCTACCAGCTATCAAAATCGTCAATTCTATGTAGAACAAGTTGGCGATACTAGCCAATACAACGGTGGTATAAGACTAGTTCCAGTTGACGAATTAATTACTCCAGAAGCATATAATGCTGAACTGGCACTAAATTATCCAAACGAAATATTCCCTGATTATATCACTATCAATCGTGCCAGTGTTGATCGCAACGCCTGGTCACGTAATAACCGTTGGTTCCATATTGATGTAGTTTTACTCACTGCTGAATATAACGGAACACAACCAACCATTGATCAAGCTAGCCGAGCCCAACGTCCTATCGTGCAGTTTGACTGCGATCTACAATTGATCAATGAAGGTCGTATTGGACTTGATCATATTGATATCTTAGATACCAGCACTAAAAATGCCTTTACAGAATTACAAGGACAGACTTATGCGATAGCATTTGGTGTTACCTTGTTTGATGGTCTGCGTGTGATCTTTGCCGCCGATGAAGATCCATTAGTCCGTAATAAAATTTATGTTGTTAGTCTAGTCCAATATGAAGTTGATGATCAACAGCTACCTACAGGTCCGTACCACATTGAATTGTCATTAGCTGACGACGGAGATGTAGCGACATACTCTACCGTAGTAGTTGCTATTGGCCAATACAAAGGTAGTCAATGGTGGTATGACGGTGTCACTTGGAATGCTAGTCAGACTAAATCAGCACTGCAACAACCTCCATTGTTTGACATATTAGATGCCAGTGGCAAGAGCTTTTCAACTTATACGAGAAGCACATTTACAGGTACAGAAATTTTTGGTTATGTGCGTGCTACCTCAGGAACAACAGACCCAATCTTGTCAAAAGGTATCATTCCTACGATCTATGATAGTAACAATAATCCTGTAACTAATTTCTATCTTAGCTACAAGACATTCACCACACAAGGCGACATCAAGTTCCAAAACTATTTCAATACTGATACATTTAGCTATGTCAATGCCAATGATATTATAACCACACAGCTGATTAATACTGGTTACATACAAAAAATCTTAGCTGCTGAAACTCTACAACCTAAAAACACTTGGGATACAGTTCCTGAACCTAGCCATCAATACCAACAGATTAGTTATATCTTTGATGGCACTAATAATCCATTTGTCGTAGACATCGTTCCCGAAGTAGAAGCATCGATACCTTATACTAAAGTATTCCAAAATTTCCAATACCTACAACCAACAGATTGGACCTTAGCCAACAGTGCTGTTCGATTATCTACATCATTGACAGTGGGTGATCAAGTTGACATCTTGATCTATAGCCAACAGATCAGTAAATTAGGTTTCTATCAAGTTCCACAAAACTTAGATCTAAATGCACAAAATATCGACATAGATACACTAACACTTGGTCAGATACGTAACCATTTAGTAGCATTGGCACAGAACAGCACCATCGTTGAAGGTAATATCCTAGGACAAAGTAATCTTAGAGACATTGATATTAAACAACAAGGTGGCACGATCCTACAACATAGTAGTCCAACACCTTATGCAAGTTTGTTCTTGATTGACAAAACAGCTAATTATGTAAATGCATTGCGTTATGCACAACAAGAATATACTAAATTTAAGAATAAGTTTTTAGAACTCAGCACCTCCTTGCCTGGCATACAACCAACAGATCCAGCGACCAGTGTTGATCTTATATTAGCTAAAATTAATCAAGTTAAGAATAAATCATTCCCTTGGTTCTACAGTGATATGGTGCCATATGGCACTTTAATTAATATCGTCAGCCAACAACCGGGTGTAGATGGGTTCTTAGTATTTGACCCATTGAAAACCAACTATGAAATCACCAACATATTCAATAGTCAAGAACTTAGTAATAAGGCAGTATTAGTCTATCGCAATGGTGTGCAGTTACTTAACAATGTTGACTATGCATTTAATACCACAACCCCATCGATTGACTTCTTGATTGGTCTGGAAATAGATGATGTCATCAAGATCGTAGAATACAGTAATACCGACGGTAACTATATTCCAGAGACTCCTACTAAACTAGGCTTATGGCCAATTTTCCGTCCAGAGATATTCTTAGATGATACCTATAGAACACCAACTACTGTTATTAGGGGTCACGATGGTAGTATTACACCAGCATTCGATGACTTCCGTGATGACTTTTTATTAGAGTTAGAAAAACGTATCTACAACAATATCAAGTTACCATTGAGCGGCACATTTGGTGATATATTCCGAGTCATACCGGGCAGGTTTAGAACTAGCGAATATACCCTGGCTGAAATTGACCAATTAGCATCTATCTATTTCTTAAACTGGATTGGAAACAATAAACTAGATTTCAGCACCAATGATACATTTGAACCCAATGATCCATTTACTTGGAACTATGCAGGCAGCACTGATGTTATCGATGGTGCAAACTTACCGGGTAGTTGGCGTGCTTGTTATCAATACTACTATGATACTATCCGACCACACATCACACCTTGGGAAATGTTGGGATTCTCATCTGAACCAGATTGGTGGCAATCATACTATGGTCCTGGACCATACACCGGTGGTAACAAACTCTTATGGGATAATCTAGAAGCAGGTCTTATCGTTGCTGGATTCCGCCAAGGTGTAGACCTAAACTATAAACGTCCAGGACTGAGCCAGATCATTCCGGTAGACGTAAATGGTAATCTATTAAGTCCACAACAGATATTAACACGCTCGCTGAATACTAAACGAGCGGCAGCAGCCTGGCAGGTAGGTCAATATGGTCCTGTAGAATTTGCCTGGCGCTCAAGCAGTGAATTCCCTTATGCTGTCCAGCAAGCTCTGGCATTGGCTAAACCAGCCAAGTATTTTGGATCATTGATAGATACCTACAATTATTCATACATCAATCCATTATTTACTATACAAGATTCAGCATCTGGGGTAACCACAGGATCTGAACAGTATCTGACTTTAACTACAAATCATCATATTACACAGAACGTTATCCAGTTCAATGGTGATACGAGTTCAGGCACATTATATAGAGGTGCAGGCTATTTAAACTGGATCGCTGATTATCTTATCAGCCAAGGTATTAATCCTTCTTCGTATATCTCACCATTGCTAAAAAATTTCCAAGTTAACCTAGCCTACAAGGTTGCAGGATTCACTGATCAAAAATATCTAGAAGTATTAGCTGAACAGGTCAGCCCTACTAGCACCAATGCCAGCGTATTAATACCAAACGAAAACTACGGTGTTTATCTAAATGAAAATCCCGTGCCCATTGACAAGTTGATCTATAGTGCAGTTATCGTTGAAAAGACTGATCTTGGTTGGACTGTCAGAGGTTACGATTTATTCAACAGTTTCTTTACTATCATTCCAAGCATAGTCAATAGTAATGCCTATAGAATAACTGTGTTGAACAGCAGTGCTACGATATTCAACAACTACCAAAACTTAAAATTAAATGTGCCATATGGTCATGAATTTACCACAGCACAACAGGTAGCAGACTTCTTGATAGGCTATGAACGTTATCTGATAGCACAAGGCTTTACATTCACTGATTCAGATCCGATGCTAAATGAAATGCGTGATTGGAAACTATCAGTTAAAGAATTCTTGTATTGGATACAACAAGGTTGGCGAGCAGGCAGTATTATCGTATTATCACCAGTGGCTGATAGTATCAGTGCTGTAACGATTGGGGCCATCACTGATGGAATCGAAGACAGCCAATATGCCAGCAAGGTATTAGATCAGAACTTTAATTTGGTTAGAAATAACAATTACAATGTCATGCGATCAGCTACAGAGTTTAAACTTAATTTTACTGATCCTGCAACAGTCATAGGATATATTGAAGTTGATCTAGTGCAGTATGAACATGCCTTGGTGTTTGATAATGTCACAGTGTTCAATGATGTCATCTATCAACCAGAAAGCGGTAATAGACAGTTTAGATTAAAACTGGTAGGGCAAAAAACAGCAGCGTGGAATGGTAGTTTATCGGCTCCTGGATTCATCTACAATTCCGGAGTAGTCGCAAATTGGAATCAAGGTAAAGATTATCTGCAAGGTGATCTGGTCCAATACAAAAGCCAATATTATACTGCTTTGGTAGATGTAGTGGCCAGCACATCATTTGAATTCCAATACTGGCAACAGATTGATCAAACAAAAATACAAAAAGGTCTGTTACCTAATTTCTCAACACTAGCAGTGCAATCAAAATCATTCTATAACTCATATGCCGAGATCAAAGATCAAGATCAGATGAGTTACAGCCATGCATTAATTGGCTTTAAACCGAGACAATATCTATCAGACCTTGGTGTAACAGAAACTACACAGATAGAATTCTACAAAGGATTTATCGCACAGAAAGGTACTGCTAATGCTGTTAATCAGATGCTTAAAGCTACATTTAATAACCTAAGTAGCGATATTAATTTCTACGAAGAATGGGCCATGCGTGTTGGTGAATATGGTGCATTGGATACTAACCCGTTTGTAGAGATCCCATTGAATGAAAGCGCATTTGGTGTTAATCCAAGTGTGGCAAGATTTGTTGGTGAAGCTGATAATAATCTAGCTGACGGCACTACAGTATTCAATCAATCACAGCTTTATAAATCTTACGGAACATATACCGGTAATATAGCACTTAATAGGACTGCGCACAGCGACTATGACAATGATATTCCAACAGCAGGATATGTCAACGTTGATGATGTTGATACGCAGATATTTGATCTAGCTAACTATCAAGATCTAGATGGTCAGATAGCCAACATGGGCAGTGGGTATACTATATGGTGTGCTAAAGACTTTAGCCAACAGTGGAATGTCTATCGTGTAACAGAAACTAATAATTTTGTAACACAGGTCGCTAATGCTCTCAATGGATATATAACATTTACCACACAAGATCCTCACAAATTTATCGCAGGTAGTGTATTCCTAGTCAAAGACTTTGATCCAGCATTTGATGGATTCTATCAAGTATATAAGGTAATGACAGCATCTAGTGTCATGGTAACCTATGCAGGCAGCACAGCTAATCTAACTACCCAAGATGGTCTAGGTGTATTATTCCGTATGGACAGTATGCGATTTACCTATATGGAAGACAGTCGTGTTTATGGCTTATTAAATCCACCCAATGGATGGAAAGTTGGTGATAAGATTTGGATCGATGACGACGCTGCTACAAATGCAGTGCAAGGTCAACCATATGGATCACAACCAAGTGGCACCTGGAAAGTCTATGAGAAACAACATCCGTGGGCAATAGAACAACAATTAACTAAACAATCAGGTGAATACAGCGCCGGAGATGGATTTGGATCAAGCGTGAAAATGTCTGGTGACGGATTGATAGTGGTCACCGGAGCACCAAACTCTAACAGCAATGTTGGTGTAGTTAATACATTCTTAAAAGATTTTGAAGGAGTGTTCCAAGAAAGTTTCAGTATCAGTCCACTGAGCGCAAATACTCGAGCATTTGGTCACGCTGTTGATCTTGGCACTGATCCATCCTCTAATACAGTATTAGCAGTTGGTGCTCCAAAGAGCTATGGCAATGTGGGTTATGTCTACGTCTATTACAAATCAGAATTTGCCACTGCGTTTGATCGTAGTCAGATCATCGTAGGTAATGTGTTGTCTCAAGGACAGTTTGGCCACAGCCTAGCATTTAGTCAAACAGGTGATTGGTTGTATGTGGGTGCACCTGGTGATACTGCAATATCTAGCGGTAATGTCCATGTCTATGGTCTCAACAGATACATTCCAGTTGCAGAACAGATAACTTCAGTTAGTAGTTTATATACATTGACATTAAGTTCAGCTCTAGGTACTACAGCCAATGTCGGTGATATAATCACACAGGCTGCCACTGGTGCACAAGCTACTATTACCTATGTTGAAAGTGCCAGCTCTTATCAAGTAGATAATGTAATTAACTTTGTTTATGATGCAAACGTAGCTGTTGGAAATGCTAACATATCAGCTAAACTTAGTATCACCACCGGCGGGTTCTTGTCTAATGTAGATGCATATCCGTTAACTTCAAATACCTATGCTGTGACTAGTAACATATTCTTAACAGCATTTACTCCAGCCGTCACTAATGATCCAAGTTCACTATTGATTACCAATGCGACCAAGACATTTATTCCAAATCTTGATTATTATCTAAATGGAACAACGATCAACTTTGTCAACAATGGTAATGTCGCAAACCCACAAAAACTTGATACTGGTACTATAAGCATTAAACAGAAACCGTATTATCAATTATTAACGACATTGACATTACCAACCAGCAACACTGGGGCACAATTTGGCTTTGCATTGTCAAGCAGTTTCGATGGCGCACAACTAGCAGTTGGCACACCTAACGATAATATCGTTGGTACCGGAGGTGATCTTAAGATTGGTGCAGGTAGTGTTTATGTATATGATCGTGTGATCGAAGCATTTAACACAGTTATAGATGCTGATCCGAGCACTGGTGGTCAAGACTACACTACAGAGAATCCAATCGCATCAGTCCACAAAGTGACTATAGATAACGTTGAAGTTACTAACTATACTGTCGTTGGTACTAACAAGATCAGATTTATTACTCCGCCACCAATCGGTCGCGTCCTATACGTTGAAGTTAATCAGTTTAATCTATTAGAAAGATTGATCGGAGTAGACAGCTTAGAAGGTGGCCTTGCTGCGATCCAAAGTAATGCGGCATTCGGAACTAGCTTAACGATCTGTTCAAACAACTGTGCGATCTATGTAGGTGCGCCTAACTATGATAATGGCACAGAATATAATAGTGGTGCTGTCTGGAAATTCCATAACAGAGGTCGACTATATGGTACCAACACTGGTTATACTGTAAACCCAGTGTTTATGCCTGGTGATAAGATTCGTCTAGACAACTTTGAGATCACTGTCAGTGGTCGTTGGATGCCTGCTACTATTGGTAATATTCTAACATTGAGCAGTAATGTCCGTGCTAATGTTGGCGATTATATCACGCAGACTGTATCTGCTACAGGTGTGGCTAATGTAACAGTATTGGTTGATACTCCTGCAACCGGAAGTAAATTTATCACAGTTGGTGATTATAATAATGCTAATGTCTTCAGTTGGTCATCAGGCAATGTTGTTAGTGTTGTCTATGGTGCTGCAGTCACAACAACCACAGCGCAGTTAAGAGCCAGCTTAGATAGTTTAGTCAAAGACATCAATGACGCGAATCTATTAGGTATTTCAGCAGTTAATCAAGCAGGTAGATTAAGATTAAATTCTGACAGCACCAAAGCTAAAAACCTACTACGTATCCTATCAGGTAGTAACCAACCTAACAGCCCAGGTGTGTATGCCGATGCTGATTTGATCATATTTGCATTCATGCAGATCATCGTCAATCCGTATGGCGCACCAGGCGAATACTTTGGTAACAAAGTCAAGCTGGCAGCAAATGCGTATATGTTGGTCATTGGCAGTGCCCGTGGAACCACAAAAGAATTTACTACGTTTGATGTGTCTACTACCCCACTTGGCACTACCATGGATCAAAGCACTACGAGATTGTATGACAGCATATACGGTAGTGGCAGTGTGTATGTTTATGAATTGTATGATGATCCACGTAATGCTGTAGAAGATCCAGGTCGTTATAGTTTTGCACAACAGATAGATCCAGGTAGTTTGACCGCTGGTGCACAATTTGGTTATAGTCTAGACATTGAAGGAACATTTATCACAGTATCTGCTCCAGGTACCACCCTAAGTAGCAAACCTGCACAGTCTGGAACTGTTTATATATTTGCTAACCCAATAATGACACGTGGTTGGGAACTTATCCGTTACCAACAACCTAAAGTAGACCTTGATAGTATCAGTCGTGGTTATCTATACGATAACACAACCAGCTTGATCAAATATAATCTACAGTTTATTGATCCTGCTAAAGGCCGCATCCTAGGACAAGCCGAACAAGAAATTTCATTCAAAACAGAATATGACCCTGCTATCTATAACAGAGGAACTAATCCTAAAGCAGATATCAATCAGAACGTCTATTGGGGCAACAACCAAGTTGGCCAAGTATGGTGGAATCTTGCTAAACTCAGATACATCGACTACGAACAAGATACATTAACCTATCGTAGTTTATACTGGGGGCAACTATTCCCAGGATCAACAGTTGAAGTCCTTGAATGGGTGAGAAGCAATTATCTACCAAGCCAATATGCGGCTAATGGCGGTGATGGCATACCTGAATATGCAGATGACAGTGCCTACGTAGAAGAAATCTTTGTAGATCCGGTGACTAGCATCATCGTCACCCGTTACTACTATTGGGTTAAGAATAAAACCAGCGTTGATCCAAATAACCCAAGTAGGAAGTTACCAGTTAGTGCTATCACAGACTATATACTAAATCCTAAAAATCAAAACATTGCCTTTGCTGCGGTGATACGCAATGATGCTTTAGCATTCTATAATGTCAGTAATTATCTGTCAGCTGATAATACTATCATGCATCTTGATCATCAATTGATGATTAATACTGATATCATACACAGTGAATATGAGCTAGTGCAACAAGGCAATCCAAAGAATCTCATACCTACCAAGATAGTTAATAAATTAATTGACAGTCTAAGTGGTATAGATCAATCAGGTGCGACAGTGCCGGATCCAAGACTAAGTCAAGCTGACAGATATGGTATCAGCTTTAGACCAAGACAAAATATGTTTGTTGATAGACTACAAGCTGTCAACGAGATGGTAAGTTTTGTCAATGATATATTTGCTGTTAACCCTATAACTGAACAATTTGATCTAACAGGATTAAATGCACAAGAATCTACACCTAGCTACAAGAAAGGTGAATACGATCAAGGAGTGACAACTGAAATAGAATTGTCTTATATCAATACAGATGAACTCACTCCCGGATATCGAGTATTAGTAAACAACGATACAGCCCAGAATGGTCTTTGGGTATTATACCAATTATCAGAATCTAAGACTTGGGAAATCATCAAAGTCCAAAGTTATAAGACCAGTTTGTATTGGAACTATGTTGATTGGTATGCTGACGGATATACCTCAGCGACTAAACCGGACTTCAGTGTTACCACTACTAATGATGCATTAAAATTACGTGCTGTTGGTGGAGAGATTATTTACATCAGTAATGCTACGGGTGCAGGTACTTGGCAATTGGTTGTAGTCCAAGATGATGGAACATTGCAGGTAGTAGGTATACAAAATGGCACTATACAGCTCAATACATCATTGGGTGATTTTGCAGGCAATGGGTTAGGCTTTAGTAATCAAGACTTTGACAGCAACAGATTTGACCAGAACCCCAACAATGAAATCCGTGCTATCGTAGAGTCATTGAATAACGAACTGTTTACCAACACCTTAGAAGGTGAGTTTAACAACATGTTCTTTATTCTAGTTAACTATCTATTGACAGAACAAAATTATGTTGACTGGTTATTTAAATCTAGCTTTATCAGTGTCACACATAAATTAAGATCATTAGCACAGTTCCCAAGCTATGTGGTTGACAATCAGACCTACTATCAAGACTATATTGATGAAGTTAAACCTTATAGAACTAAGATACGTGAATATTTAATTGACTATACTGGTGACGACACATATGAAGGCAGCGTCACAGACTTTGACTTACCAGCTTACTATGACACATCAACTGGTTACGGTATATTCCGTAGTCCAAGCGGTGAAGTTCCTTATGTTGAAGAGGATGAAGCGACCTGGCAGACATTCCCATACAATCAATGGTATGCTAATAGAAATCTAGTAGTATCAAGTATACAATTAGAAAGCGGTGGAGCCAATTATGCTACTCCGCCTACAGTGACTATCTCTAGCCTAGATGGCAATGGTAGTGGCGCCGCTGCTACAGCAGTCATAGATGGTAACACTGGCGCTATACTATCAATCACCTTAACTAGCGCAGGCTTTGGATATACCACAACACCAAGAGTGACGATCAATGGTAGTTCTACCACACAGGCTAATGCCTATGCAGTGATGAAGAGTCCATTTGCTCGTAGCTTTGATACCAAGATGAAGTTTGACCGTATCAGTTATGACAGCACAGTTCAACGTTGGGCAGCTAATACAACCTATACAGCAGGACAGATCGTCAGCTATGCATTCCAAGATGGCAACGTGATGATACGTAAGGCCTATAGTGTAAACTCAAACATTACCACAGCTTCTACATTTATTCCAAGTGACTATACTGAGTATTCAGCAAACGCATTTAGTAATGCCAACGATCGTATAGTCGGGTTCTATGAGCCAACTGATATGATGCCAGCTATTGATGTTATATCTGTGCCGGTAACATTAGCTAACACTGCCGCTGATACTGATACAATCTATGTATTCAATTCTCCAGCACTACTACCGGGTATGTATATTACCAGCAACGATGTTGAAGCAGGATACATAGCCAACATAGTATCTAATGTTGTATTGATGGTCAACAGTCGTGGCACTATCACTGCTGATGTTGCTAATAACAGCACAGCTATTTCGGGCATAACCGGCAATATCCATCCATCATTTGAAACTTCTCCACAAGTGGGCGAATACGTCAGTGGCGTCGGTATACCGTTTGAAACTACTATCGTAAATAATAGTTGGTTCGCTAATAGTTTGAATTTAAGTAATCCTGCTACGATCACAGCCAATGCTGAACCGATCAGTTACGGTGGTATACCGATCAAAGTTACACAGATCAAACTTACAGTAAATGTTACGCTTAACACAGATGATACTATAACAGCAAACTATGATAATCTAAGTCCGTTGATAACCGGCATTGATTACCCACAGTTACCTGTGCAAGGTGCTGACTTTAGTCTAAGCCCATTATATGGACGTAGATATGACGTTGCATCATATGATGCTGTCCAATACAGCAGTGACGGTCTAGCACTATTATCTACTAGAAACTTAGATGTGGCTATGTATAGCCTATACAGTCAACTCAGTCTAGGAACAGCTCCAGAAGATATCATCACCGATGGCGGTGCCTATGTTGATACCAATCACAGCCATGCTCCAGAAGAACTAGTTCCAGGTAGGACCTATGATACCTTAGACATGCGAGTCTATACTAAGATCAATGCCAACGCTAATATCATAGCCTATCGCGTGTTTGATAACATGATGGATGAAACCAACTATCTACGTATATCGAGCGCGGCTACTACTACCTTAGAGCTACCTTTACAGTTAACAGACAGCGAAATTTTCGTAGTTGATGCAACAGTATTACCAACACCTAGCACATTATATGCACGTCCTGGGGTGGTATTCATCAACGGTGAACGCATAACTTATTATACTAAAACCGTATATAGTCCAGTTGCTTGGACTACTAATACCAGCTACCCGATTGGTACAGCTATCAGCAACAGTGGAATTAACTATAGGACCACAGGTAATGTTAATGCTCCTGATAATTTTGGCAATGCCCATGTCCAAGCGAACATTTCTGTATTACCAGGATTAAATGTTCTAGGACAGCTACGTAGGGGAACACAGGGAACAGGTGCTTATCTAGAACATGGTGCAGGTGCACAGGTCGTCGATGCTAGTTCAGCACAGACTATACCAGGTACGTTTGCTGGAAATCTAATGGTATTTGCTAATGTATTATACAACAGCGGATCAGGAACTGCTATAGATGGAACGGGGTTAACTGGATCAACTACACCTGGTGCATTGTTCCTAAAAGCCAACATAGCACCGATAGTTGAAACATCTCAAGGCCTGAGCTCAGAAGATGCGATAAATACATTAACCACTGAAAGTAATGTAGAAATTTACACCGAGGATATATAATGACAATTAAGATTAGCCAACTTGGAAATGTAGCTGCCATACAGGGCAATGTCCTGTTACCAATAGTCAGCAACATTACGGGCACTCAAACAACCGTAAAAGCCAATGTGGATCAACTACAAAATTACATTTTAAGTAATGCCGGCAATATAACACCATTGGCCAGTAATACTTATAGCCTTGGTAACTCTACTACATGGTGGAAAGATCTTTGGATCAGCAATACAACGATTTATATTGGTGGCGTTGCTTTAGCCACAGCAGGTGGTAAATTAACCTTGGGCGGTGCCAATGTAGGCACAACTGGCTTAGATACCTATACTGGTAATGTTAGTGGTGGAGCAGTTAGCCTAAGTGGAGCGGTAGGACCAATCCTTAGTGCGTCAGTAGTCGACGGTGGTCAAGGCTTTAGTGCAGGCCTAACATGGTTGACAGGGATTAGCCAAGTAAATGGAGCTTATTGCACTGTTAGTGCCCCAACTGTTACTGCCCCTCCAAACAGATCAATCATAAGTGTAGTAATAGTTAACCCAGGTAATGCATTCCACGTAGGTGATCTTATAACAGTGGTCAATGATAATACTCCTGATCCAGGTAACGGATATCCTGTGAGTAACGCTACTATCAGAGTTACTGAACTCATAGGCGCCCCTAAGCCAGCGATCTATGTTGGTAACACTGCTTGGAGTTTTGGTGCTGAAGGTGAGTTAACTACTCCGGGTAATATCTTATTACCTGACAGCACAGCGATCTACAACGAAGATGAAAATACAGCAGTCTTTACCAGCAATATTCTCAGCGATACCACAGGGGTGTCAATAACAGATGGTGGCAATGCCAGTGTATATGTTGGTGGAAACACGTGGACATTTGATCCATCTGGAACTACAACATTCCCTGGTAATACAACCATTGACATCAATGGTGATATATCAGCTGGCAATATTGATGTTTACGATGTTACGACTGACACTGTTAGTTTAGGTTCTACAGAATTATACGGTAGCAGCGGCAGTGTTATATTCAGTGAAGCGACAATAACCACCACAGTCGGAAGCCAATATTGGGGATTCAACCCAGCCGGAATTACATGGTTCTATGTAGCCGATACCGCCGGAGTTGAAGTGGGTATGCAGATCTATTGGGGAGCGTATCCAATAGGCTCGGTCACAAGTGTGACATCTGGTAACGTTTCTTGCACTCCATTACAATATGTAACTCCAAACTTCGTTGCTAACACATTGGTATCATTTGGTAATCTTGCTTCTTTATCAACAGATACTATTTCGAGTCCAACTGGCAATGTTTCAATTGAGGGCAATGTTTCAACTGGTAATGTATCAGTGACAGGTAATATCACGGTATTGCAATGGCTCAATGCCTCACCAACAGGTAATATCAATATTGGCAGTCCAGTCAGACACAATAGTAATGTTACAGTCTTACAATGGCTGAACGGTCCCCCATCTGCTAACTTAAATATCAGTTCAGGTAGCGGACAACCTATACGATTATTAGCAAACGCAGGTGCAAAAGCCTGGACATTTAACAGCAATGGCAGCGTAACGTTCCCAGATAATACTCTACAAACTTCTGGTTACCCTGGACAACTTTATGGTAATGCACAAGTCAGCACATATCTACCAACCTACGGTGGTAATGTTGGGCCAATTGCTGTCAGTGGTAATTTATCAGTCTTTGGCGTAGTTAATGCTGGCTTCCCAAGCGCAATATCTTATCCTGGCGTAGTAGTAAATGCTGTAAATGATGCTAACAGTTATGTGCAATTAAACATACAAAATATTAATACTGTGGGCAATTTGGTTAGCACAGATGTTATAGCTACAGCACCCAATGGCACAGATTCTAGTCGTTACATTGACATGGGCATCAACGGTAATAACTATAGTTCGAGCTCATGGACAATTAGTGGCGCAAATGACGGCTATGTTTACATTAATTCAGGTAATTTGACCCTAGGAACAGACACCCCAAATACCACGGTCAAAGTCCACGTAGGTGGGACCTTAGCTGGTAATGTGGTCGCAACATTTAGTAATTCTAATGTGACCATTGGTGGTAATTTGATCGTAAGTAACACTTATGTTCCGACAGCTAATAACTCAGTGGGCTCTAAAGGACAAATTAGCTACGACAGCAGTTACGTTTATGTATGTATTGCGGCCAATACTTGGCGACGTGCTAACTTGGCGATATGGTAAGAAAAATCTATGGATAATATAGCGATAAATAAGAATATGACTACTACAACACAAGATATTCAATCAAAAAAACAACCTGATGAAAAGGGCGGTATACACCTACAGGGCCATATCAAGATATTTGATCCTGTGACCAAGGAAGTATTTGTTAATAAACGCAATGCTATCCACTATGAAAACTTCTCAGTGGCACTGGCAGAAAATGTTGCTAATAAAGGCACCAAGTTTATCACAGAAATGCACTTTGGTAATGGTGGCACCACAGTTGACCCTACAGGCGTTATTACATACTTGCCCACGAATACCAATGTGGCCAATGCTGATTTGTATAATCCTACTTACTTTAAAATCGTAGATGATACAAATGCAGCCAATACAGATCCAGTGAACAACAAGATGATCGTGAATCATACTCCTGGACTAAAATATACAGATATAGTAGTAAGTTGTTTACTTGACTACGGTGAGCCAAGTGGACAAGCAGTGTTTGACAACAGCCAGACCCTAAACGGTGATTTTGTATTCGACGAATTGGGATTATTTGGTTACTTGAATGGTGCGTCAGGATTAGGTGCAGGATTACCATTATTGACACACGTGATTTTCAGCCCAGTGCAGAAGGCACTGAATAGGCTTATTCAAATTGAATATACCGTGAGAGTTCAAACATTAACAAACTTGACAGCATAACTAGGATAACGAAAAATGTCGTATGTAATTAACTTACCCAATGGCGGAACACTTTGCACTATACTTGATGGTACAGTGAACAATACTGCTTCCAGCTTGACTTTAGTAGGACGTAACTATGCAGGTTACGGGGAAATCATCGCTGAGGACCTTGTAGCATTATTAGTAAACTTCTCTAACAGTGTGAGTCCAACTGCTCCTAACGTTGGACAATTATGGTATGATACCAGTAATAAGACATTAAAAGTCTGGACAGCCACTTCTGTCTGGAAAAACGTAGGTAGTTGCACAAGTCAATCATCACCTCCAAGCACAACAGTCGCAGGCGACCTATGGTGGGATGATACCAATAAACAGTTATACTGCTATGATGGTACTACTCCTTATGCAGCCGCAGGCTGGATCTTAGTAGGCCCTGGTTACAGTGTAGTCTACGGTAAGAGTGGCGCACTTTGGGAACAGATCAGCAATGGTACAACTACATTTGATGTTGTTTCTATGTATCTCGATGGCACACGCACAGCGATAATCAGCTCATCAGCATTTACTCCAGCAACACCAATCACAGGATTTAGCAGTATTAAAGTTGGCTATAATATGAGCACAACCAGCACTGCTGGTACAATTTGGGGAACAGCTAATAATGCTAGCTATCTAGGTGACCAACCAGCGGCTAATTATTTCCGCAACAACATTAACAACAGCGGTACAGGCACACTGACGATTTTAAACAACAGTGGGTTGACACTTGGTAACTATCAAGTTGCTACACTATCTACAGCCAGCAACACATTAACAATCACTAATAATATCAACGGTGGTAATATCAGTGTTAAAGCTACTACAGCAGGCATCGCTACACAATACCTAAGCATCAACGGTGTTAGTGGCGCGGTTGAAGTTGCTGCCGACCCAACAACAGTGTTGGGTGTTACGACTAAACAATATGTTGATAATAGATTTATTAATGCTAACCTATGGGGCATTTCAACAGCAATAACAGCACCAGCAGGCACAAGTAACACGATGATAGCTACCACAGAATTCGTAGCATCAGGTTTATCTGGATTATTTCCATATAAGATCTATCAAAACAATAGTTGGATGTGGATCAATGACAGCGGCACAGGATCAGCAAACTTGGTGATCGATGGATCAACAGTAATGCTAGCCACATCAACAGGTGTAAACTTGTCTAGTGGTGCTACCGTTGACGTTGCTACCGCAGGTCGCGGTGATTCAGGTGATGCTAAAGTAGCATCAACAGGTTATGTAAGAACAGCAGGACAATGGTGGGGCAATGCGGCACATCGCAGTGCTAAGATCGTCAGCACTAGTGAACCTAATCCAGGCGTCAATGATGTAGGTTCTGCGGATGGTGACTTCTGGTTCCAAATAGAAAGTTAATTAAGGCGAAAGAATGGCATATTCAATAACAACAACATCTGGTAGCTTTGTAGCTACCGTTCAAGATGCGACAATCAATACATCTGCTACTCCACTGACTTTAATTGGTAGAGATTACGCAGGCTATGGTGCTTTCTTAAATGAAAACTTTGTGCACCTCTTAGAAAATTTTGCGGCTAATACTGCCCCTGCGCAAGCAAAAAGACTCACAGGCATGCTTTGGTATGATACTCAAGTAAACACTTTGAAGGTGTGGAATATTGGCGCAAACGTTTGGAAACCTGTTGGTAGTAGTATTTCACAAGCAGGAGCACCCTTGACTGGGACCGCAGGTGATCTGTGGTTTGACACTACCAATAATCAACTATATGCTTGGAGTGAGATCAGCCTTACCTGGGTATTAATTGGACCTCCTAGCACACTACAAGGATCTGGTGCCGTTGTTACTACTATCAATGATTCTAGTTCCAATCCGCATGTAGTTATACAACTTAAAGTTGAAGACAGCATCGTAGGTATAATTAGCTATGACGCTGCATTTACCCCACAAATCACCTTATCCGGGTTCCCTACAATCAAACCAGGGTTTAATCTAAACAGTACCAGCTCAGTTGGCGCACAGTTTACAGGTGATGCCAGTAACGCACTTTATCTAAATGGTGTAGCTTCTAATCAATTCTTGCGTAGTGATCAAAATACCAGCACACCTTATAGCCTAGGCGTGGGTAATTTAATAGTTGGAACAGATTTAACAATCGCATCTCAAGCTAGCGAAGTCAGCGTTCGCGGCACTACTAACTATAAAGACATTACTTTCTATGCAAATATTGGTGGTAATACCACAACTAAATCAATAGCTATCAGTGGCAGCACTGGCAGTGTAAGTTTTGACAAGTCAGTCAGCATCAGCGAAAATTTATCTGCAGCAGGTACACTATCAGTTACCGGAGTCAGCACATTAGTAGGTGCGGTATCTGTGCAAAATGGATTATTACCAACCAGTGATAATACTATCGATATTGGTCTCAGCAATAAAAAATTCAACAAAATATATTCTAGTTCATTCGTTGGTAACTTAATCAACGGAAATGTAACTGCAACCACAGCAACAATATCAGGCAATCTAACAGTAGCCGGTAATATCTTTATTAATAGCAACGTGGTTGCCACACAAAGTTATGTAACTTCAACTATAGCTACCGCTGGTAAAAACAGCCAAGGCAACAAATACGTATCTGCATCTCCCCCAAGTGGTGGCAGTAACGGGGATATTTGGTATCAAATATAATGTCAAAATTATATGTATGGGACAGCAACACTCGTTCACAGGTCAAAGAACTCTATGTCAAAAATGGTGGTACTTGGGCTAATGTAAGATACGGTTATACTAACGTTAACGGTGTATGGCAACAGTTTTATCCTGACAGCATTACCACAACAACTTATAGCACTCCAGGAACTTATACCTATACTATTCCAGCTGGCGTGCATTCTGCTAACTTAACCGTTGCAGGAGCAGGTGGAGGATCAGGTGGTGGCGATGGTGGTAATCCAGCTACTGTTGGATTTGCTGGTAATGTTGTAACAGCTACTATACAAGTAACTCCAGGAGACGTGTTTACATTTATAGTTGGTGGTGGAGGTGCCGCTGGAGCCACGACTCGTGGAACTGGGGGCGGAACTGGAGGCGTAGATCCAGGTGGAACATATAATGGTGGCCGCGGTGGTAACGCAGGCGGGTCTGGATCATCAGGTGCTGGTGGTGGTGGCGGAGCTGCAACCACAGTAAGACTAGGTGCTACTCAAATCATCGTAGCCGCTGGTGGCGGTGGAGCTGGAGGTGCGGGATTATATAGTGGCGGATTAGGGCAAGGTGCCACAGCTTATAATGCTACATCAACTGGAGCCCAAGGTGTAGACAAATCTGGTGACGGTGGTGGCGGCGGTGGTGGTGGTGCTGGATATCCATTAGGTGGTGGCGGAGGTGCAACACCGGGTGGTGACAGTGGTGCTTATTCTGGTATAAATGGTCAGAATTTAACACCTCTAGGTGTTACTCCTACGATTGGAACCAATGGTGGACCTGCTTCGAATCCAGGTGGAGATGGTTACGTAACCATTGCCCCGTAACAGTGATAAATAATATAATATAAATAGGTTAGAAAAATGACATATACAGTTACTACAACAGCGGGTGCGGTTATAGCCGATGTTCAAGACGGTACCGTAAATACCACAGCAACTAGTATTACTTTAATTGGTAAAAACTATGCTGGTTATGGTATTTTCCTTAATGAAAACTATGTGCAACACCTAGAGAACTTCTCTAACAGCACACCACCAAATGCACCTTTAACAGGCCAACTTTGGTATGACAATGTTAACGACGTGCTAAAAGTATATAACAGTGTTAATAATATTTGGAAACCAATTTCAAGCTCAATTTCACAGTCAACAGCACCATCAAATGCTATCTCAGTCACTGGTGATATTTGGTGGGATACTACTAATGCGCAATTAAAAGTATATTCAGGCAGTGCTTGGATCACAATCGGACCATCATATACTTCAACAGCAGGTACTTCAGGTGCTGTAGTTGAAACTATATTAGATACCAGCTCAGGTAGTCATGTTGTGGTTAAATTCTATATCAGCAACAGTGCTATTGCTATCCTAAGCAAAGATTCTACATTTACACCACAAACAGCGATTCCTGGATTTAGCACACTTATCCCAGGACTTAACTTGATCAGCCAAGCAACACTGACTGGTGCACAATTTACAGGTGCTACTACAGGTGCTAGCACATTAGGTGGATATTCAGCTAGCCAATTCTTGCTTAAAGATACTCCACAAACTACCACAGGTGCATTAACTTTAGGTGGCGGTGCAACTATTGGTAGCGATCTGATATTAGATGCCAGTGGAGCCTCAGTAGCAGTGGTCCAAGAAACTACAAATAACAAGAACATACGGTTTGATGTAAACTCAAACGGTGTGCAGACAGCACTATTAACACTGGCTGCTTCGAGCAAACTATCAACATTCAGTGGTGCACTAACAGCTACGGGTAATTTAACAGCATCAAGCTACAGTATATTTAATAATGCTTTAGTCCCATCAAGCAGTGGTGCGATTAATATTGGGTCAAGCGCACTTAAATTTGCCAATGTGTATGCTAACTACCTAGTAGGTACCTCAGTCACAGCACAATACGCTGACTTGGCAGAAAGATTTGAATCAGACGTATCATACCCGGCTGGTACAGTGGTAGCACTTGGTGGTGCTAAAGAAATTACTGCGGCCGCTGAAGATCTAACAGAAGACGTATTTGGTGTTATCAGCACTCGCGCAGCATTCTTGATGAATGGCGATGCTGGATCAAATGTAACACATCCAGCCGTAGCAGTCCAAGGACGTGTTCCTGTGCGTGTTACAGGACAAGTTAAGAAAGGTGATCGACTAGTTTCAGCAGGTGCTGGACTAGCCCGAGCAGCTAATCGTAGTGAAATTACAGCATTTAACGTTATCGGACGTAGCTTACAAGATAAAACGTCAGCAGGCGAAGGCACCGTAGAAGCCATTGTCAAGCTAAATAGTTAATAAAGGGTTAAAGTAACATGGCATATTCAACAGGCGGAACGATACAAGCGATTGATTTTAACTATCTGGCAGCAGGTGGTAATACTCAAGTCGCTACAGCTGCGATTAACAACGTATTTTATGTTCTAGGAACATCAAAAGGTGCATTTGGTTACGGCCAAGATTGCTCAAGTATCACCCCAGTCAGTGTTACCCCAGCAACAACAACGATCACAGCAGCACAATGGGCAGGTCTTGTTTACCTAGTAAATCGTGGCCTAGGACATCAAAGCGGTGCCGGTGCACAGCTAGCTTCAGGTAGTAATATCGGTGTTACGCCAGGCGCTACTATATCAGCTTTTGCCAACGTCAGCACAGCGGTTACTACCATCAATACCAATGCTAATGTATTCACAGCACAAGGAACTACAACAGCTGGTAGTGTGTTAAATACCGCAGTCGTGTTTGTAGGATCCACATCAACAGCGGCTAACACATTATCATTTACTAGAACTATAACTTTTGGCAGTGGTGATGCTGCACGTTATTTCTTCAATGCAGGCGGACAGATTAACTTTACTCTTACTGCTACAAACAACAATGCTACCCTACGCAGTGCTGACTTGGTAACAAACTGGCAAAGCGGTCAAGGTGGTGGCAGTATCAAAGGTATCACAGCAGGTGCTAGGACTGGTTCAGGACAGACATTAACCTCAGAAGATCTAACATTAGGTTATTGGAAATGCACAGGCGCCAATCAAAGCATGCGTAAAATTACCAGTAACAACTATCGTTACGAGTATAATACAGACTTTACAGAAATACTTGTAAGAACAAACGGAGTCCAAGGCAGTAATAACGACAACGGAACGATAATCACATTTACCTTTAGTATTTCAATGGCTGGTGCTATCAATGCTGCAATGACTGGCCCATATAATGACAATGTCGACGTGACATTAGGTGTAAAATTTGACATCGTTGAACCAGAAACCACATTCTTAACCAAAACTTGGACTAATCCAACAATAGCGTAGTAATTATACAAATATATAAAAAGCACTCTTACACGAGTGCTTTTTTTTTGGCGGCAATATCACCACCGATAAATAGCTGCATGAGCGATTTAGAAAAACTTACCCAAGAAATACGATTAGCTACTAACTACCAAGTTAATAAAAGGATCCTACGTGAAAAGATCCAAACAGATCTACATGTGCCTTACAATGGTGGATTATTCAAAGCATCACCAGAGTTGATAGCATTCCTTAGTGCATGGGACACAGATGAATTATTCTTAGAAGATACATACCAAAATCCTGTCAAGATCAATCGTAAAGAATTACTCAATAAATGCCGTGAACATTATCAGATAACGATGAACACGTGGCACGGTCAACATGAAGACATCAAGCGTGCAAGAAAAGTCTAGAGGCATATTACTATTTGCTTTCAATACCAGCGAAATTGACTATGTTGAAATAGCTCGTCGTTCTGCACGATTAGTTACCCATACATTAAATTTACCCGTTACATTAGTCACTGAGCAAGGTACCTCCGCTGACGGATTTGATCAGGTCATATACATCGACAATACCTTGCAAAATTACAAAATAGGTGAACGTGGCGCCTGGCGCAACGGTGATCGTTGGCAGGCTTATAATCTCAGCCCTTACGATGAAACTATATTAATAGACAGCGATTATCTTGTATTAGATCAAAATCTACTTAAATTATTTGAACAAGATTTTGATTATCGTATAATGACGCACAATGATAAACCTGCAGGTGCTTGGGCCTTGAATATGGGATTATTTGGTCTACAATATCTCTGGGCCACGGTTATCTTATTCCGTAAAACTTCACGTGCTGGTATGCTGTTTGATCTAGTAGGCCGTATACAACGCAATTATCATTACTATTCTAGATTGTATCATATGCGAGATCGTAATTTCCGCAATGACTATGCATTTACTATCGCTGATAATATCTTAAATGGATATCAGCCCGGAGAACAAGGCATTCCTTGGAGTATGTTAACGTTTGCTGATGTAGTGACCAGCATCACTGAAAAAGACGATTTACTCACAATAAAAGAAACCGAAAAAGGTTATGTGATCCCCCGTCAAAATATACATGTCATGGACAAAGGCTATCTACTCAGTGATAACTTTGCTAACTTTGTGGAAGCAATATGCGTAAACTAGCACATCAAGAACAGCAAGGGTTCATGTCCATAGCACAGAATAGTGATGTAGATTATCTACAGCTAGCCTACGTGCAGGCAATGAGTGTTAAATTAACCATGCCTGGCAGCAAGTATGCTGTAGCAGTCGACAGCAAAACATTAGAATCAGTCACAGATGCACATCGTAAGGTATTTGATTACGTTATTACCATAGAAGATGATCAGGCTGAAAATGATACATGGAAGATGCGCAACGAATGGCAGGCATTTTATCTAACACCATTTAAAGAAACAATTAAGTTAGAAAGTGATCTGGTTATCACTCGTGATATTAGCCATTGGTGGCCTGCTTTTAGATTACGTAATATTGTATTAAGCACAGGATGCCGCGATTATCTTGGCCAGCTGAGTGATATCAGAGCTTATAGGAAATTGTTTGATGATAACTCTTTACCAGATGTCTACAATGGATTGATGTATTTCCGTTACACTCCAGAAGCCGCAGAGTTTTTTTGGTGGGCTAGAGAAATATTTGAAAACTGGGAGTATGTTAGAGATAATCTATTAAAAAATTGTCGAGATGATGAGCCTACAACAGATGTAGTCTATGCTTTAGCCGCTCAGATCTTAGGAGAGGAACTCTGCACATTACCAGCAATGGATTACATAAACTTTACACATATGAAACCAATGGTAAACAAATTTAGCCAGACATTGCCCTGGAATGAATTAGTGGTGCATGAAACAGAATTGCCGATGATACGCATCAATAATGTCAATCAATATCATCCACTGCACTATCAAGAAAAATCCTGGGTAACTGATGAACTAGTCGAGGAATATGAAGATGAGTTGGGAAGAAGAGTTTAACGCGGCCATGGCCGCCTTGGGCGGCACTATAGTCCCAGAATCGATCGAGTATCGTTTGCACTATGATGATTCTGGAAAGATCATCTCGTGTAGCCAACAGAACCATCCAGAAGATACACAATATTTGGTTGTTGATCAGGAAACCTACGCTAACTACATGAAATATAGTGTAGATGTTAAAAAGAAACAACTCAAAAAGGTTGTAATTGACCCCGGAGTGAGTGTACAATTAAAGCGTAGTAGCCAAGGTTATGCGGTTGTTCGTCAACACGCAGGATTAATTTTGGAAGAAGGTGAGACTTGGACGGAAGTGGAATATTATGAACCAAATAGTTGATATAGCAGATCTAGACTGCGTCTATCTTAGTTACGATGAGCCTCGTAAGGAAGAGACTTGGATCAAAATACAGAATATGGTTCCATGGGCCCAGCGTGTAGACGGAGTTAAAGGCAGTGATGCAGCACATAAAGCCGCTGCCGATGCTAGCACTACAGATCGCTTTGTGTTGATAGATGGTGATAATATACCAGACGCTGAGTTCTTTAACTTACAATTAACACTTGATGACACTAATAAAGACTGTGTATTCCGTTGGAAGGCACGTAATACGATAAATGGCTTGATGTATGGCAACGGTGGGTTAAGTTGCTGGACTAAAGAATTTGTCTATGCTATGAAGACACATGAGAATACAGATGGCACAGAAGCTAATGATGTAGAGTTTTGTTTTTATCCTAACTATTGGGCCATGCATGATTGCTATTCAACTACGTATCCTAACGCAACACCATTCCAAGCCTGGCGAGCAGGTTTCCGTGAAGGAGTAAAGATGTGCTTAAACAGAGGCAAACGTCCTACATTACAAGAGTTTGAAAATAAAGTCGTTAGTCGTAACTATGATCATTTGTGTATTTGGCAAACTGTAGGCGCAGATGTTGACAATGGCTTTTGGTCAATATATGGTGCACGCTTGGGCACATGGATGACCATGCTGAACAAAGAATGGGATTATCGACAAGTGCAGGATTTTGATGCCCTGGCAGAGCTATGGAAAGAGTTTGAGAATGATACACCAGATCATTGCACTAGCATTGGAAATCAATTAAGACAAAAATTAAGTCTACCTATCGTAGACATGGACCCAGAAGAAAGTAAATTTTTTAAACATCACTATAAGAGTGTATTTAGAAATAAAGGAGTAATGGAACGTGAGTAAAAGTGAATTTATGAATGCGGCAGAAGAGATGAAAGACAAACTAGGGCATAGCCTTTGTCTAGCTAAATGGCAACAGGTAAGCCTACACTTGCCTACTGGACTTAATAATAGTTGCTACCATCCGCCATTGCATGAGATCGATGCGCAACCATTGGAGTTCCATCCTAGTGCTTTACACAATACAGCATATAAGAAAGAACAACGTAAAAAGATGCTCAATGGTGAGCGTCCTAAAGAATGTAACTACTGTTGGACCATGGAAGATGCTGGGCATCTTAGTGATCGTCATTATCGTAGTGGTGAGCCCTGGGCGGCAGAACACTACAATAACATAGTCGATCAACCATGGGACGCAGATGTTACTCCTAGTTATGTAGAAGTAAATTTCAGCCACGGTTGTAATCTTGCTTGTAGTTATTGTAGCCCACAGTTCTCAACTGAATGGGGCAAAGATATTGATCGTTGGGGAGCATATCCTACAAAGAGTCCACACAATGATCCTATGCATTTTAAAGGACGTCGTCAACCTATTCCTGTGCGTGAAAATAATCCCTATGTGGAAGCATTTTGGCGTTGGTGGCCTGATCTATACGGTAGCTTAAAACACTTCCGCATGACAGGTGGCGAACCTCTGATGGATAAGAACACGCATCGCGTGTTTGATTACATACTTGCTATGCCCAAGAAAGATCTACATGTAGATGTTACTAGTAACTTTAGTGTAGAACCAGAACTATTTAACAAATATCTAGACAAAGTAAAACAACTATGCCAGGGTGAGCGTATTGAACATTTCATGCAGTATGTAAGTTTAGACACAGGCAATCCTGATCACGCGGCTTATATTCGTCATGGACTAAGTCCAAGTCGCCTACACAGTTATGTTCACAAATATCTAACTGAAGTTCCGCATCGCAACAGCTTGACGTATATCATCACAATGAATAACCTTAGTATCTTAGGCCTTCAACAGTTACTAGAACATATACTTGAACTACGTAAGCTGTATAGCACTGAATACCAACGTGTTTGGTTTGATACTCCTGTGTTGAGAACGCCAAGTTGGCAAAGCCTGCAGATACTGCCTGAAAGTTATACACGTATATTAGAAAATGTCATCAAGTGGATGAAGTTAAATCGATTAGATGAAACCAGTGATCGTTATGATGGATTTAAAGATTATGAGATACAACGCTTAGAGCGTGATCTAGACTGGATGAAGAAAGGTAAGAAGCTAAACGAAAAGTATCTACATGATACACGTGCTGACTTTTATCGCTTCTTTAACGAGTATGACAAACGCCGCCAAACAGATTTCCTAGCAACATTTCCACAGATGAAAGATTTTTGGCAGGAGTGTAAATGGCATGCCGAAAACTAAATTAAAATCGTTTGACTGCCAGGATATAAATTATTTTGGATCAACATATCAAAATATTGAACTTAAAATTTGTAAAGAACTAGAAGAATTTTTTACTTTTGATGATTATATTCCAATTATTACAAGATTGTTCTTTAGTTTAATGAAAGAAAATAATACAATATCAGATAAATCTGTAAATGCTTTAAAAGTATATTTAGATAGTAATCATAATACAAAAGTAATAATCCTTGATATATTCGAAGGAACTAATATAATTGATTTTATTGACACAGTTGGATTAACAAAATATTGTGAGTTAAATCAAATTTATTTTATAACCAGCGGGGAATTGCCACAAAATTGGAAATTCGTTAATATCCATGTTTTTGCTGATCACACGTTTACAACTCATAATCAATATATGACATATACACATCATGATGATATATTTTTAAAAACAGTGAAACCATATACGTTTTTATTTTTAAATAAGGTAGCAAGAGATCATAGACAAGCGTTAATAAATCAATTATCAGATAAAAATCTATTAGATAAAGCATTATGGTCAGATCTGAGCCAAGGAATTAAAATATCTGATGAATATAAAGATATGTTTAATAATAATAACTATAGCGGTTTAAAAATTAATAATATTGTATTTCCTTTAAATTGGCCAGACGGCAAAATTTGCCCTGAATTATTTATTGATACATATTTTTCAGTAGTTACCGAAACTAATTATAATAATCCATATCAATATTATACAGAAAAAATATATAAAACAATCTTGATCGGACATCCATTTATTGCTGTCTCATCTAAGGGATTTTATAAAGGTCTAAAAAATCAAGGTTATAAAACATTTGAAAATCTAATAGATGAAACATTTGATCAAATTGATGATAACGATCTTCGTTTGCGTAAAATTGTTAATTCAATCGAATACTTATGTAAACAAGATCTAATAAAATTTTTAAAAGAAGCTGAACATATTTGTAAACATAATAGACTAACATTCTTTGAAAATTTAGGAAAAAATCAATTTAATAATCATTATAATTTAAAAAATTTTTTAGAACAACTAAACTAATAATGCCAAAAATTAATAACGAAACTGATCTACAATATAAACGCAGAGTTATTGACATTAAGTCAGCGAGCTTCTGTGGTGCTAAATGGTACAATGCTACTATATGGTTAGGCAGCGGTCAAACCACTAGTTGTCATCATCCCTTACCGCATCAGGTAAGTATAGAACAAGTTGCGGCTAACCCTAAAGCATTGCATAATACACCGCAAAAGAAAGAGCAACGTCGACAGATGCAGGCGGGTGAAAGACCCAGTGGATGTGAATACTGCTGGAAGATTGAAGACATGGCCAATCGAGAAGATGCATCAGATGAAATTATCAGTGACCGTGTTTATAAAACAGTAATTTATGAGGATAAAGATTTAGATGAAGCTTTCAATACTCCACCAGAACAAGACGTTAACCTACAAACCTTGGAAATTGCTTTCGATCGCACTTGTCAGCTCGCTTGCAGCTATTGCAATCCTGCTTTCAGCACTACTTGGGTTCGTGACATTCATCGTAATGGACCATATACCAACTTGGTTTCCGACGGTCGCAACCATTTTACTCACACTCATGATAGTAGCCAACTTTATACTATCACTGACGTTAATCCATACGTTGAAGCCTTCTTCAAATGGTGGGAATCAGACCTACACAAGACGCTCAAAGAACTACGAATCACGGGAGGAGAGCCACTCATGTCAGGATACACATGGCGACTCATCGAATGGTTCAAAGATCACCGAGGTCAGAGCAAAACACGGCTTGCCATAAACAGCAATCTAGGATTTGAACAAGATAAATTAGAAAGGTTATTAGATGCCACAGAAGGTATTGAACTGGATCTGTATACAAGCAACGAAAGCACTAGTAGACACGCAGTATATATTCGTGATGGCCTGGATTGGGATCAATGGTGTGATAATGTTACTTACTTATTGGATAGTAAAAGACTGCGTGGCCTACATGTCATGTGCACCATCAATGCCCTATGCTTACTAAGTCTTAATGAGTTCCTATGGAATATCGTTAATCTTAAAAGGAAATATGGCAGAGATAGTATTAACTTTAGTCTAAACATCTTACGCTTTCCTAGTTTCCAAAGTGTTCTAGTATTGCCACTGAGCATACGAGAACAATATGCCAATGATCTAGCTATTAGTTATGAAATCCTGGCAGATGAGGTAGACTGTCATGAGTTTGAATTTAATCAGCTGGGCAGATTAGTTGAATATCTACGCACTCCAGAACAAGATGCGCAGGCGTTACAGGTATTGCAACGTGACTTTAAGAACTTTTATGAACAGTATGATCAACGTCGAAGCAAGAACTTTAGGGAAACATTTCCACAATTAACAGAATGGTATGACACGCTATGACAATATTAGCATTTGGATGTAGTGTAACACATGGTGCCGATCTTATATATCCTAACCAGCATGAAGCAAATATAGAATTTAGTTATCCTAATCTTGTTGCTCGAACATTAGGAGTAGAATGTAAAAATTATGCTGTATGCGGTATTAGTAATGAGGGTATATTCCACAAAACGATCAACACCTTGGTGAGATATAAAAGTGGTGAGATCACCGCAGTGATCGTAGGATGGACTAGCACCATGAGAGAATATTGGCGCACAGATAATAGAGAATGGTTTGTTATACCTAGTTGGTGTGCTACTGCTGAGGATAATTCTCAGCTTAATTATTTTAAAGATTATACTGATAAAGATGTTAATACATATCCTAGAATCTGTGCTGATAAAGAAGAATATATGGATCCATTGTCTGACATTTATAATATCATTACCAAATATAAATTTGATATCGAAGAATACGAAAATAAAAAAAATAATTATATTGACATGACGAGACTGTTATGTCAAGACAAGGGTGTGCGTTTGATTGAAACCTGTTGTATGGGAACAATCGGTAGCATAGAAATTAATATAGATAATTTTGGATCTTGGAGACAAGGAAGGAATCATCCTACAAAAAAAGATCATGACCAAGTTGCACAGCATATATTATTGACATTATGAACAAACATCATTATCATACACGTAAACCTGTTTATATTAGCGAAGACCAACTACGTGAAGATCAATTAGCACGCTTAGTTGATAGTAAGGTATTCTGTATGATTCCTTGGATACACATGCATGCCTTTCCAGACGGACGAGCATATCCTTGCTGTTTAGGTGACATGGATCACCCCATTGGTAATTTTAAACAAGATACCATGGAACAGGTATGGAATCAAGATGCATATAAAACCATGCGTAAGAATATGTTAGAAGAAACGCCCTGTAAAGAATGTAGTAAGTGCTATGAGCAAGAAGATAGTGGGTTCATGAGTATGCGTAACAGCACAAACAAAAACTTTGGACAACATATCGGTCTGATAGATCAAACTAAAAACGATGGTGTATTTGAAGATTTTAAACTGCGCTATTATGACATACGTTTTAGTAATTTATGTAATTTTACCTGTAGAACGTGTGGTAGTGTTTTTAGTAGTGCATGGAATACTGAGGAAACAAAATTATTTAATATAAAAAATAAAGATTCTATAATGTATGCTGGACGCAATGAAGCTGACATGTGGGAACAAATGCAAGAACATATTCCATATTTAGAGCAGATATATTTTGCCGGTGGTGAACCACTGATCATGGAAGAACATTACCGCATACTTAAAGAACTAGTCAAGCGTGAGAGGTTTGATGTTAGATTACAATACAATACTAATTTTAGTAGATTGAATCTTAAAAATGAAGATGTGTTGGACTATTGGGGATTATTTAAGAACGTTGGTATTGGTGCTAGTTTAGATGCCATGGGTCCTCGAGCTGAATATATACGTAAAGGAACCAAGTGGGATGATATAGTTCGCAATCGTGAACGTATGATCGAGAAATGCCCTAATACAGATTTTTATGTTAGTAGCACAGTTAGCATTTATAACGCTCTACACGTTATGGATTTTCATCGTGAATGGGTCGACCGTGGTCTTATCAAAGCACAGGATTGGAATATTAATATTCTCCAAGGTCCAGATCGTGATCGCATCGATGTATTGCCACAGTATTATAAGCAACAAATAATTGAAAAGGTCACTGAACATATTGACTGGCTAGAACCGCAAGATCCATTACAGCGTGCTACTAGTGGTTACCGTGGTATTTTAAATTTTATTAAAGATGATCGTCGTCATTTGTTAAAAGAGTTTTTTCGTATAAATGATATACTAGATTCATATAGAGAAGAAAAATTTGAAAATATATTTTTAGAATATTCTGAGTTGAGGAATTATGTCACTACCTGAAAAAATTTGTATATTACCTTGGGTTAGCATTGAAGCCAGTGCTATCGGAACAGCACGCCCTTGTTGTCTTGCCCAAGATGAAATTACCTATCGTGATGAACATGGGATTGAACAAAAATATAATCTTAAAAAACACACTTTAGAAGAGATATATCATAGCCCATATATGCAGCTTTTACGCAGAGATTTTTTATATGGACATAAACCAGCAACATGTAAACGTTGTTGGAATGAAGAGGCAGCAGGCCGTATAAGTAAACGCATGAACAGCAGAATTAAATTAAAAGAATATTACGACAGTGTTGAATGGCACAATTTAGATCCTAATCAACTTTGGTTCATTGATCTTAAACTAGGTAATATTTGTAATTTAAAATGTCGCATCTGCGGATCTTGGTCTAGTAGTAAATGGGCTAAAGAAGAAATGGATTATGTTCCTGGCGATAATAGAAAAGAACATTCAGCATATCTTTGGCTTAAAGAAGGTGCCTGGCCTAGAGAGTCGGAAGTGTTCTGGGATAATCTAAAGAACTTATTACCTAACGTCAAATACTTTGAATTCACTGGTGGCGAGCCATTCCTCATTGAACAACACTTTGAATTATTGCGCTATGCTGTAGAACAGGGTTATAGCAAAAATATAGATATACATTACAATACCAATGGAACAGTATTTCCAGAAGCAGCAGATTTATGGAGTAATTTTAAACACGTTGAAGTAGCATTTAGTATTGACAATGTAGGTGATCGCTTTGAATATGAACGCTACGGTGCAGACTGGGAAGAAGTGCAGGAAAATATTGCCAAGTTTACTGCTATGCGTAGTAGTAAAATATCAACACAATTATGCACCACAATGAATATACAAAATGTCTACTATCTACCTGAGCTGTGCGATTGGATATCAACCCAAACGTTTGATCATGTTTACTTTAATATGTTACATGACCCGTGGCACATGTGTATCAGTAAGATGACTCCGCAAGCACAGGAACTGGTAATTGATAGATTAACTAAACACACATTTGATCCTAAATATCGTGCAGAGATTTTGCGTATAGTGCAATTTATACGTAATGGTGAAGGGTCAGATGGCCAAGAATTTTTGCGTAAAATGCAAACCACTGACAAATATAGAGAACAGAGTTTGCGTGATACGCATAAAGAAATAGCTGAGGCGATGGGATATGAATTCAAATAATAATTTAGAAAATATCTACAAAGAATTAGGAAAAGATGTTTGTTTGTTTCCGTTCTTTGGAGGGTTTTATCAGACCCACGGGGTATCTCACATTCAATCGGTGAACAACACTATCAGACCGTGTAGTTTAATCAAAGGTACCGATAAATGGAAAGTCATTGATTCCTCCCTATTACAAACAAGAAATACCGAAAGTTGGAAAAATCTCAGGAAAAATTTCATCGAAAAATCATGTCATGACAATGCTGACTGTTTAACTTGCAGCCAAGCTGAAAGGTCAGGAGGCAATAGTCCACGGATACTAAATAATCAGTTTTATGTTGAACATTTATCAATTGATATCGTTAAAGAAATTAAACACATTATTAAAAATGATTATCAGAGTAATAATCTTGTAAGTTTAGATTTTTTTCCGTCAAGTTATTGTAATTATGAATGTATTATGTGTAGCGGCATCGCTTCTAGTAAACGATGGATATTTGAACGAAAGTTAAATAGTAGACTCCACGATCTAGAAATTATCGAAAATAAATCAGACAAAGATTTTTATGACATATTAAACACTGTTGAAGTTATTAATTTTACCGGCGGCGAAACGATAATGCAGAAACAAGCGCATGAATTAATGGACTATCTGATAAAAAAAGATCTTGCTAAAAATATAATCATAACTTTATTAACAAACGCTAGTGCTTATCCTAACACACTAATAGAAAAATTTAAATTATTTAAAAATGTGTTTTATACAATTAGCATTGATGGGATTGGCGATACGATCGAATATCAACGACGTGGATCTAAATGGAAAACTGTTGAGAAAAATGCATTAAAATTATTGGAATCAATGGGATGTACGATTAATTATGTATTAACTGCTGTAAATGTTTTTAGCATATTAGATTTTATTTCTTGGTTAAACGAACATAAGATCAATGATAGAATTTTTATTAGTTTAGTTTTTAATACAGAATACCTTTCGATAGCTGTTATTCCCCCTGAGCTCAGAGAGTCTTTATTGAATAGATTACAACTTGCAAGATCTGTATATACTACAAATCAAGATATCATTGATAGAGTATTAGAAATATTTAATCAAATTGAATATCAACCTTCGCTACTACCTGAATTTATAAAACATATTAAAATAGAAGATAATGCTAGTAAAAAGACACTAGCAGAAGTTGTTCCTGAATGGGCGCCATATTTTAAATGATAAATTTAATTAGAATAGGGTGGACTGATATTAACAAGGATTATCTAGAATGGACCTTGCAAACGCAATTTAATTTAAAAGTCTATGTAGAAAATACAAATTATAATAATTCTGAAGATATATTCGTTATTAGTCGACCTGAATTTTATAATAAAGAAATATTAATTAGATTGTTAGATCAAGGATTTAGGCTATTAATTGTTAATTTATGGGAAGCTCGTCCATATGTATTAGCTAAAGATTTCCAACCTTATTTAGATAATATTTTAGTAGTATTAGGATGTAAAGACCCATTTAATTACGGTTGGAAAAATGTTTTGTCAGTACCAAGATGGTTTTGGTATAACGAAAGTTTGTGGTATACCTGTGATAAAAACTTCCAATATCAGAATTATATTCCGCAAAGAAAAAATACTAAATTATTCTTTATGCCTATTAAACGTAGTAAACCTTTTAGAACACAGACCGTAGAGAGATTAACAGAGTTTTTAGACGATGCTGTATGGAGTTATGTAGAACGTTGGAATGATGGCCTACATTTACCTACCAGAGAAGAAAATCCAGTTGCACGTATTGGATGGGATCGACAGTTTGAAGCCAATTGGTATGATGATACTTATTTTACTCTGGCAGTAGAAACTTATATAGGGCAAACACCGATTGAAAACGAAATAAAAGGAATAGTTTCTGATCAAGCAGGCCCATGTGAACTTTTTGTAACGGAAAAAACATTTAAGCCTATTGCACATCAACATCCATTTATGGTCTGTGGTATGAAGGGAACATTGGCTTTCCTTAAAGAAAATGGATTTGAAACATATGATCATATATTTGATGAGAGTTACGATACCTTAGATTTCTTTGATGTGAGAGTAGATGCACTATACGATAATATTAAAAATTTTAATAAAGAAAAATATTCTGACCCGTTGACAGAGAAAAAGATCAAACATAATTACGATCGTTTCTATGATAGATCAGCAGTGCTAGCAGGTTTAAATAATGATCTAATAGAACCTATGCTGGAGTGGATTAATGCAACCTAAACCGCAGACTCTCTGCCTTGCACCTTGGACGCACACCTATCTAAGTCCTCAAACTGAACGCAGAATGTGCTGTGCAAGCCGTGAACCTGCGCAGAACTTTGAACAGTATATCGATACTAGTTCAGGCACGGGAAAGTATATTCCTATTACCTTAGAAGAACATTGGAATAGCGAACATATGAAGTCAGTGCGCCGGCGTATGATGGCAGGCGAAACCTTGTCTGAATGTGAAGTATGCAATGACAAGTTACTCAACACAGATGTTTACAGGAGTTATTTTAATCGACTATTTGGTCATAAGTATGATAGTATATGGGACACTACAGACGAGCATGGTTATACAACTATGAAGCCTGTAAGTTGGGATTATCGCTTTAGTAATCTCTGTAACTTTAAGTGTCGCATGTGTGGTGATATGTTGTCTAGTAGTTGGGAAACTGAGCAAAGACAGCATGACATGATCAATTGGGATAATCCAAAAAATAATTGGATGCGCCCTGAAGTCAAAAAACAAATTGAACAGTTCCAAGATACACAGATAGAACGTGAGTTCGCAGATGCAGTCGAGAACCATCAAGTAGAAGAAGTATATTGGGTAGGCGGAGAGCCTCTAATGTATGAACAACATTGGCGTTATATGAATCGCATTGTTGAATTAGGAGATGGTAAAAATGTCTATGCTCGTTACAACACAAACCTCAGCCGTGTCACTTACCGTGGGACCAATCTGTATACTGATATTCTTAGCAGGCTTCGTGATTGGCAGATATGTGCAAGTCTTGATGGTACGGAAGAAATTGGAGAATATATCCGAACAGGTCTCAGCTATCCGCAGTGGCTTGAAAACTTTAAGGAAGGTCTTAGAGTCGCTACGCACCGTAGACAAATGAGGATTGATTTCACGCTTACCTTACCGGGTATATTTGAACTCCGTAACATTGAGAAGTTAGCTACAGAATTGGGCGTAGACATACTTGCTAAAGTAGTCTTTAGTTTTAGTCCTGATATTATCATGTCGCCCTTGGCCCTACCCAAAGAGATTTTACATCCTTGGATAGACGAACTACTGGTTAGCCAAGACCCTGCAGGATGCCTGCAAAATAGCTCGCTAAGGGACATACTAATACAGCTTAAAACTCGCCCAACCTTTGTTGAACAGTGGCCAGATACTTACCAAACTGCGGTTGCAAAAGGCAAAGCTCGTGTGCTACAATTAGAGAGGATCCGCCAAGACAAATTAACTTTGGCTGATATTTTATTAGAAAGGAAAGATGCTTTTGAGTGGTATCAATCAATCAACTGTTAAAGTAACCCTACGTAATCCATTGGATAAAACGGATCTATTAGACTATTATATTTGTGTTTATGATAATCAATTGGCAAAAGATTGGATTATAGCACTTAAAAAATTGTTAACTGATAAAAACCATTTAGAAAAAAATTATTGTTTTTTGGGTTTTCCTAATTCTTCAAGAACTTTAGAATATCTTTGTGATGAATTAAATAAAGCGGTATTTCAAATAAATCTTTTTAATGCAACTGAAATCTGGCAGAAAAACGGCCTAGATAGTTATCTCATCGAAGATTATTATATACCTGATACTGTAAGATACGGCGATGAATATCCTTATATTAAACAACATGTAGCACTTGAGCCTGCACTGTTCTTTGAAAAAACTTTGGGGTATAGAGTCAAACACGAAGTAATGAATAGATTACATAATTATTTTGAAATTTTACAAGGAATAGTCGGAGCCCAGAGTAATTATTATAAACTAGCAGATTACGATACCAAGTATGCTATTAGACAATTAAACATTATATGTCACGAAATAGAAAGTTTGGTTTTAAGTCAGCATAAACTTAAAACAATGCCTGAATGGGTTCGCCCAAGCCAAATCACCACGTTCTTACATGCTACTCGCTACCATCTTAGTAGAGAACATAAGCACCTTGCTGTAAAAAATAGTTATGATAGAAGATTTGGTGAAGTGTATATGCATTGGACGCAAATTGGTAAAACTTTATTCGAGGTATTTCGTGATGAAAATGCACCTCAACTTGATTCAACGACCTGTGATGCAATCACCCATTTACAATATTACAGTGGTGAATTTGATATCGAATGGGGCAATGATGTTGTTTTTGGAAATCATGTTTTTCACGACGACCAAATAAACAGATTTCATCAGTGGATAAAAGAACAACATCTAGATAAGACTGATCCTGATTTATGCCTTGGATATTTGCCAATGGGGAGTGTCGATTTAATTCGTAGTTTTGGAACCACTGACCCAGATAAAATAAGAACATTATTGGGGGGGTATCTTGACATTTATCAAATTGAAATAGACGATATAAAAGATACATTTAATTACTGTTGGACTGACTTAGATTACAAACAACAACAAATAGCAATGATGAAGCCAGGATATGATTACAGTAGCCGGGGGTGATAGTATCATATGGGGTAGTGAGCTAGCAGATAGTCCACACGGCGCCCCCAATGGATACAGTCGTAATACATTTGCTGCACTATTAGCTGGTGATGAATATCATTGCTCAGCATATCCTGGTATAGGTAACAGGCAGATCTATTCTAGGATACGTGGTGATCTAACTCAGATGCCACACTGCGGGGTCATTGTGTGTTGGACCTGGCCTAGTCGTGACAACGAACTTGACAGCGATAAATGGATCATAGGATTACAAAAATATCTGAAATTTCATGATTATCCTTACTTGTTTACCTGTGTAGATAATTGTGTAATTACTGATAATCCAGAGATTGATTGGGACCGTTGGTTTATGTTTCCCCCAGGAACAGAAGCCAATGAAACAATAACACCAAGAGGATTTTATCAATGGGCAGTGGAAAATAAGTATAATATAGGAGTTGATGGGCATCCTTTAGAACAAGCACATCGTGATGCAGTAACATTGATTAGGGAGAAGTTCAATGAGTTGGTTAAGAAATCTATATAATCGAATCAAACTAGAAATAGCATATCGCAAAAAATTAAAAGCGTTGCGTAAAAGAGATCCTTTTATCTACAAATAATGCGTTTACTAACAGTTGGTGATAGTTTTACTTGGGGTCAAGAGCTAGATGATAACACATCTGCTTGGCCGTATCTATTATCTGCCCGATTAGAGTATACGTTAGACAATCAGGCCAAGCCTGGCAGTGGTAACTTACGTATGGTTAGATATGCTATAGAACATATTGATAACTATGATATGATTATTATAGCCTGGACACATTTTGCCCGTAATGAGTTTGCTGATGATTGTGGATTTTTTGATATATGGCCCGGATTTAATTCCAAATATTTTAAAGATATTATCCCGCATAGAGTAGAATTAATTGAATATTTTAATAAACATCATAATGATGATTACATGTATAGACAGTATTTGATCAATATTATTTTACTACAAAAATATTTAATGCTTAATAATAAACGCTATCTGATGCTAGACGCATTTGGCAATCATCAATATAGTGGGAGAAATTCAGAAAAGAATAAAGATTTATTAGAACAAATTGATTCTACTTATTTTGTCGGCTGGCCAGATAAATCGATGATGGAGTGGACCTGGGGAACAGAAATGGGTGTAGGCGGACATTTCTTAGAAGAGGGGCATGTTAAAGTAGCAGAAAAATTATTTTATCAAATGGAAAATCTTTCATGGGTAAATTAATCGCAGGTGGAGATAGTTTTATCTATGGTAGCGAATTAAAAGATGGATATTATTCCCCTAGCCAATCAACTTACCCTGCATTAATAGCAAAAGAACTTGGATGGGATTATGTCTGCACTGCTAGTCCTGGATTTGCTAACAGTAGTATTCGTCGGACAATTATCGATGCATGTGAATCTACAGTAGATATCAAATTAGTTATAGTGCAATGGACATTTTCTGGACGATATGAATTTTATTTCGATCATGGATGGGATCAAATCAGCGCATGGTCAATCGTAGATGACATCAATGAAATTAAAAAAAATTTTAGAATAGACAATCCTATAGTATTGCAACACCATATAGATAGTTTAGAAAAATCTAAACAACTAGGAACAGCTAGTTTTGCTAAAGAATTTTATAGTCGAGTAGGTAGTAATTTTTATTGGGAACAGTATCACACATTGAGTGAGATTATTATGTTGCAACAGTATTTGGAATTAAAAAATATTCCTTATATGTTTACAGCCGCTGATGAAGGACTAATTCGTGACATAAATGAACCAAGTGTATCAGCATTAAAACAACAAATGAATAAAAAATATTGGGTATGGTTCCCAAAAGATCGTGGATTTTATACATGGGCACAACATGAACAATTTCCGTTTGGAACCACACACCCATTAGAAGAAGCACACATAGAGGCAGCACATTTAATATATGAATATCTTAGGTATATCGGCCGGCTTCCATGATGCAGGCGTAAGTCTCATCTGCGATGGTGAGATCTTATTCGCTGGACATGCTGAACGTTACAGCAAGATTAAACACGACCATAAGTTAAACACTAAAATTCTTACAGAATGTATTCGCTATGGATATCCTGATGAGATAGCCTATTACGAACGTCCTTGGGTAAAACGCACACGTCAGTTATATGCTGGACAATACCAAGATGCCTTTGATTTCCGTTCAATATTTAAAGATATTGGGTCTTGGAATAATCTAAATAAGTTACCTATCAAATATCATAGCCATCATTTATCACACGCAGCTGCAGGATTTCAAACAAGTCCATATGATGATGCTACAGTGGTTGTTATTGATGCTATAGGTGAGTGGGACACTGCTAGTATATGGCATGCAGAGTATGTCGATGGTCAAGCCAAATACAAGAAACTATGGAGTCAAAAGTATCCACATAGTCTAGGTCTGTTTTATTCGGCCATGACTCAGCGTGCTGGACTTAAACCCTTAGATGAAGAATACATTCTAATGGGCATGGCAGCTTATTCTATGTATGATGCTAATATGTATGGTGACTTCTTGGCTGATGCACACGACTTAAAGTTTAAACAAAACTTACATGTTGGCTGTGACGAATATCATCCAGGCATGACAGACTTTGAAATTGCCGCCAGTGCGCAATACACATTAGAGCAGTGCCTACATCATATCATGCTACGTGCTGAAGAATTAGATACGACCGGTAATTTAGTTTATATGGGTGGAGTTGCGCTTAACTGCAAGGCCAACGATTTAATAGGTGCATACTTTAAAAATATTTGGATCATGCCTAATCCTGGTGATTGTGGTAGCAGTCTGGGTGCCGCGGCATTGAGTTATGGTGGTAAGTTAAATTGGACAAATGCGTATCTAGGCACAAACATAGCCGGTCCTTACCCTGTTAAAGAATTACTAAGTGAGCTAGTAACAAATAAGATAGTAGGGGTTGCTAGTGGGCGAGCAGAGTTTGGCCCTAGAGCATTGGGTAATCGAAGTTTATTAGCAGACCCACGTGGTGCTGATATCAAGGAGAAAGTAAATGCGATCAAACAACGTCAACAATTCAGGCCATTTGCACCCGTTATTTTGGAAGAGGTATGTAAGGAATATTTTGATATGCCTACTGGCTGGCCTAATAGCAGGTATATGCAAACAGTCGCTTATTGTCGGCAGCCTGATCTTTATCCTGCCATCATTCATGCTGACCGTACATCTCGTGTGCAAACTGTGCCCGCTGATGGGTCGGGAATAAGACAACTATTAGAAGCATGGTTTGAGTGGACTGGTTGTCCTATGCTGTTAAACACCAGTCTCAATATCCGTGGTGAGCCGATGGTAAATGATCGTGCAGATGCTGATCGCTTTGAAAAATTATATGGTGTTAAGGTGCTGTCATGAAGAACTATTGGGAATTAGGTAACACATTAGATCTAGGAACATATCCTCGCAATCAAGAAATACAATTTAGTCTTAGTGATCTCGACAGTGAACAAAACTTTAAAAATATCCAAGGCACTCGACATCAAGGCCACCCTATGTGGCACGCTGATAGTTTTACCTACAAATATAACTCAAATGGATTCCGCAGTCGTGAGTTTGATCTTAAAGAAACTAAACCTAAAATTTTAACTTTAGGATGTAGTCATACAGTGGGTGTAGGAATTCCTCAAAATAATATTTGGGCTGAACAATTTGGTATTAAATATTTTCCTGACTATATAGTATGGAATGCGGGACTTGGTGGAGCCAGTGCTGATACTATAGCAAGATTAGCAGTTAATATGATCCCCATCGTTAAACCTGACATAGTAGCAATCTTGTGGCCGAGTTTATTTCGATTTGAAACATACGAAAATGGTGCGGTATTCAATGGAGCCTGGACCATGGAACGAGATAATCTACAATATGAAGATAATACCGCGTATAATAATCAAACAAAAAATAAAACTATATTAGATCTATTACAGAAAGTTTATGGGTTTAAACTATTAAGTATAGACTGGGATGATACCGTAGGAAAAATATATGACAAAGTCACTTGGACCAAAGCCCGTGATGGAGCACATTTTGGAATTGAATGGCATCAACAGATAGCCTACGATTTCTATTTACAATACACTAATCCCGAAGATTTTTTGTTAAAATATACTGATATCAAAACATATTGGGAAAAATATAAAGATAAGGACGTCAAATGAAAATATTAATTATGGGATTACCTGGTAGTGGTAAAACTACCTTAGCTGAAAAATTATTCAATGAGCTATTAAAGAATCATCATATTGAATGGGTTAATGCTGATGATCTACGTAAAGAAACCAATGATTGGGATTTCAGTGAAGAAGGTCGACTGCGTCAAGCATTACGAATGCGCACTATCGCTGATCGTGGGATTGCAGCTGGATTTATAATGATCTGTGATTTTGTTTGTCCTACACGTGAATTGCGTGAAGCATTTGATGCTGATTTTGTTGTTTGGATGGACACGGTTAGGAGAAGCGAATATAAAGATACTAATAAGATATTCCAAAAGCCCACTGAAGAAGAATATGATATAAGGATAGATGAATTTGCCAGTGACAAGTGGTCAGAGACTCTAGCAGATTTAATCCATATGTTGCTACCATAATGTTTGATATATTCATCATGGACATGGGTGGGCATGATGCTAATGTTCAAACATTAGCTGAACGATTCCCACACGCTAAGATAGTCCGATATTACGATAATCATCTAGATACTATTAAACGTTGTATATCCAAAGCCCGCACACCTTGGATTTGGGTCATTGCCAGTTGCTGTGATTATACTGACTTTGATTTTGAATACCGTAGCGTGCCATGGGAAGCCTATCAACTACATTGTTGGCACAGCGGCTATGAAAAGTTTGGTGATACATTCTTAATCAACGTAGATGAGTTTAAGAAGCAATGGGATATAGCTTTACTAGAATGGTATAAAGAAGTCAATTGGCACTATCCGGGTGTGCCTAGATTACCATGGCCGATATTGGAAACTATTACAGAAAATGTTACCACAGAACTTAAACAATACAAGTTTGATGCACCTTATGTTTGGATTAATCAAAGTATAGATTTCCATCCTCCGTTGTGGTCCAAGCGTGCCTTTTATAGTTTCAATGATGCAGGTAGTATCAGTATAGCCCCACGTGACGTTCAGGCACATTTAGTGTCACAAATCTACGATTATCCCTATATTATCAAGCAAAAACAAGAGTATTTGACACCTACGTTGCTGGATATTATCTATATCAGCAACGGCGAACCTGAGGCAGAACGTTGGTATGAACATTTGGTCAACACCTGCGGACGAGAAGTTAAACGAGTGATGAATGTCGATGGTCGTGCATTGGCATATAAAGCGGCTGCTGAGTTGAGTAGCACACCTTGGTTCTTTACAGTGTTTGCTAAATTAGAAGTGGTTCCGGAATTTGATTGGCGTTGGCAACCGGATTGGCTACAAGAACCCAAGCATTATATATTCAATAGCCGCAATCCTGTGAATGGGTTAGAGTATGGACACATGGGTGTGATTGCTTATAATAAAGGATTGGTATTAGACACTGATGATTGGGGATTAGATTTTACTCTAAGTCGTGCTCATGCTGTGATTCCACGTGTTAGTGCCGTTGCCCATTACAATACCACACCAGAACTAACTTGGCGCACTGCTTTCCGTGAAGTAATCAAACTTAAAGATGATAGTATTAAAACAGGTAGTGTAGAAAGTTCGTATCGTTTAGACACTTGGCTGTCTATTGGTGATGGCGACTACGCTGAATTTAGTTTGTTAGGTGCCGCTGATGCTGTTGATTATTATAACAAGGTCAACGGTGATTACACGGAGCTAATGCGGAGCTTTGAATGGGCTTGGTTACGAGAATACTACTCTAGTAAATACTCTGTTTGATAGCATCAACGATATATTCAACTTCGTAATCTTCTAATTCTGGATAGATAGGTAAACTTAAACAAGTGCGACTAAACTGTTCAGCCCCTTCTAGTATTCCAACATCATTATTGACATACGATACAGGATTTAAATGTAAAGGTATGGGATAATGTATTTTGGTTTCAACACCCTTATCGGCCAGATCAATATTTAATATATTGCGACTATGATGATGAACAACAAACTTACTCCAAGCATGTTCTACGTTTGGGTCTATGGGAATTAATTCAACGTAGCCGTCTAATTCAGTGGTGTAGTATTCTGCTATTTCAGTACGGCGTGCTTGCCAACTATCAAAGTATTTTAATTTAACCAACATCTGAGCACAATCTGCTTCTGACATTTTACTGTTAGTGCCTGTGATATTATGAGCGTAGGCTTTACCATTATCGCGTAGACCGCGACACATCTCAGCATGGTCTGCGTTGTCAGTAAGTATCATACCTCCCGATCCGTAGTTGTTTAGATTCTTAGTAGGATCAAAACTTAAAATACTGATGTCACCTAGTTTACCACTAGGCACCCCTCGATAGTAACCGCCAAAACTTTGTGCAGCATCTTCAATCACAGGGATCTTGCCACGAGCAAATATTTCCTGATAGGTGATTAACCGTTCTTGATCAAGTATGTTACCAAACAGATTAACATACATCATAGCACTGATGTTAGACGAATGTAAAGGGATAGTATTAAGATCCATGATTCCACTGATAGGATCCACATCGCAGAACACTGGATCATATCCAGCTTCTAATACTGAGTTGACTGTAGCGACGTAACTCTGACTAGGAATTAATACATTGTCTAGTTTGATATTATCATCTAAAGCACGTAGAGCAAATATAAGAGCCTGTGTTCCACTGTTGACTGCTACCGCATACTTGCGTTCAGTCATCTTGGCGATAGTCTGTTCAAAGAGTTTAGTCCTAGGACCGTCGAGCACCTGGCCAGAGGCATAGACTAGATCTGTCGCGTCTAAGATCTCTTCTCTGAGATTAGCGTATTGTCTATCTACGCCAAAGAATGGGATTTTGGGAGTACCACTCATAATACCTTTGGAAACCTTGTTCTACATCAACTTGGGGAGCATAGCCTAGATCACGCTGTGCCTTCATAATACTAAGTCTACCACGTTTAGGAAAACTTAAATCACGATCTGCTAACTCCAAACTACCTTTGCCCGCAATCTTGATAGCAAGTTCTGCAGCATCTTTAAGAGTGTATTGCTTTTCGTCACTGCGTGTGATATTATAAACGTTACTATTGGCACGATCATTGGTTGCGGCAAGCACGATACCTTGAGCAGTGTCTTCTACATAGGTAAAGTCAAGCACTTCATCTGCACCTTTGACTTTGAGTGTTTCACCACGCATGGCCATGGTCATGAACTTGCTGACTACACGATCCTCTACGTCCCACTCACCATATACAGCACTTGGGCGGATGATAGTATAGTCAAACGCACCTAGGCGATGATAGTCTTCTACTAGTTTTTCACCCATGAGTTTCATGATACCGTATTGGCCTTGTGGCCGACATGGATGCGCTTCTAATACATCTGTGTTAAAGTCTCCGTAGACCATACTGCTGGAAATATATACAAACTTCTTAATGTTATACTTCTTACTTTTTTCTAATAGATTGACTAGACCATTGGACATGACATCACTAGCCAATACAGGATTCTGTTCAACTACTTTTTGTCTAGGAAAGCTGGCCATGTGTATGACCATATCCGGCTCATAGGTTTTAAATATAGTATCTACAAACGTACCTTCACGGATATCAATCTTTCTTATCCTAGCTTCGATACGTTTAAGACGATTGTCTATTAGATATGTTAATTCTTCTTTAGGAATGAATCCGTAGTCAGTGCAGGTATCAATGACTATACACTCATGACCTTGTTGTTCAAGGAGGCGAACAACATTGTGCCCAATAAATCCAGCACCACCTGTGACTAAAAATTTCACTACCTTCCCCTTCCAGCTGATTTCTTAGCAGGCTTGTTTGAATTGACCTGTGAATGTACACCCGGACCTTTAGTATCTACTTTACTACCTTTCTTAACTGGCGCATTAGCTTGTTTCTTTTTTTCTAATGCGGCTTTTAGTATATCATAACTCATCTTCTGCTTCTCCCCATTTTAAACTATAGTAAGTTAAATCTTGCTCGTTTAAATAACTCCAAATTAATATCTTCCAACCATAGGTACGTTCATTTGGACGTATAGTAAACTCTAATTGTTTGTAGCTATTAGCCATTAACCAACGACCTTTTTCACTCTCTTCAAAATTAATAATAGGACCTGCGGCATAGATCTCAGGATCTTCTACATCACCCATTTCAATAGTATGGACGATATATTTCATTCTTCAAATATCTTTTTCATCGCGATAAAATGCTTGCGTTGTGCCTTTATGTTCTTTTTAACAAGATCAAATTTAGCATTGCCTTTCATACCAGACATGATACCTAGTAGCTCGTCATGCGCGGCAATATGATAATCACATGATTCGACTATTAAGCGTTCAGCTTCTGCGACTTCCATGCTAGTCCCACAACGCTCTGAAGTATTTGCCAAACAAGCGTGTACCGTTGTCAATACGAGCACTGTATTTCATGTAACCTTTCTTATCCCACTTGCGTGTGTCTTTAGGACCACTTTTCATTTCATAGGTTAGGGGTTTACCTTTAGCATCGAGTTCTTTGCTAGGCACCCATACGATATCACTAGTACCTGTATGGAACTGTGCCTCCCACTCATCATTAGCCAGCTGTTCAAACGCCCAGATCATTTCGTCTAAGATCCAATCCCAACGACGGAAGTGATTACCATCAGTGTCCCATGATTCTTTTTTAGCCCGTTGTGCGGCAGGAGTGGTGCTACGTAAGCGTTCTGGTACATCTTCATCTTCTGTGAATGGTGCACCGTGTTTGGTTTCTTTAAGTTGCTTCAACATTGGTAAGATGATAGGAGTAAGGGTTGAGTCCATGCTCCATGTGTCGTAATTGTCAATCTTAACATAGTTGATGGGTGGATGGATGAAATTTAAAAAACTTTGCCAGATTTCACAGAAAGGAGCAAGAATCTTAACGCTGAATTTGACCCAGGGTTCATCATAGTCAATCTCACGCCACCAACAGATCCGTTCGCAGATCGTATATGGACTTAGCCAATGATCTCTATATTTGCTTATATAAACTTTCATACCATGGTCCTCGTTTTGCATTCATAATAAAGGTGTTGCGATTTAATCACCATATCAAATGTTCTTTTTAATAGGGAGAAACTCTCTTTCATTTGTGCTACTGATAATTTCTTTTGTTCAAATAATCTTTTACTAGCTTCATGTAGTTCTTTTGTTTTAACATGTAAGCTAACACTATTAGCATATAGGGTTTCTTCACGCTCACAGAGTGCTATAGCCGTTAAAGGGAATACTAGTAATGCTATTAGAAGTAATCTCATTTCCATTCCTCCCCGTGCTTGAAAAATCTAAGTGCGTAATCTACATATTCCGATTCACTTAGATCTGCGTAGAACAACACTGTTTTATGCCAGCTGGTAATTTGATCGTCGAAGAAGTAATCTATCTCGATAGCATTTTCTTCAACCCAACGATACTCGTCAGTGGCGCTAAAGTGTCCTGCACACTGTAAATAGATCTGCCTGGTAGTCAACTCGCTGGCATTCTTAAAATGTATAGCGTGACTGAATAACCTCACACGATGAGGACGTTCATACCGCCATTGGCGCTTTGATGCTGTCATGACTTGTGTATCCATCTAGTCTAAAGTCCTCCATGGTAAAGGTTAAGATGTCTTTGACATCAGGATTAATCCACAATGTGGGGAGCGGTAGGGGTTCACGTACCAATTGTTCTTTTACCTGCTCCACGTGGTTCAGATATATGTGTGCGTCGCCGAGCACGTGAACAAACTCACCTGCCTCAAGCCCACATACCTGCGCGATCATATGTGTGAGCAAGGAATAGGATGCTATGTTAAAGGGCACGCCCAAGAACATATCGCAGGAACGCTGGTACATCTGACAACTTAGTTTC